TGGATAAAAACCAATTGAACCTAAGTTTATTCAACAAGGAAACAAACTCTTATTCAACGAGAATGTTTAACATGGACTTAGATAAGTATAAGTACAATTGGTATGAAGGTCAATTAACTCAAAAAAGAATTAGAAAACTAACTCTAAGTCCATACGTTTATGGTAAATATAGGGTCTTTAATCAAATGTTAGACATAGGGACAGGCCTTTCAATCAAGACTACTAATTTCAATTATAAACTCGGTATAAATGCTTTTCATTATCCGAAGTTCTTTTCGGGAATAAAAGCTGACTTAGAGTTTTCAGTAACATATAACTTTTGATTATGGCAAAGAAGATTAACATAGAAACTAACACATCTGCTCTCACAAGGGAAGAACTAGCAACACTTGCTAAGGTTAGTAATGATGTTTTTTACTTTAGCCTTTTCACTTATGTGATACACCCTATGAGGGGAAAGGTAAGATTTGAACTTTACCCGTATCAAAAATCGGTTCTGTATAACTTCGTAAAAGAACGTTTCAATATTCTGCTTAAGTTCAGGCAGGCAGGTATTACGGAGCTTATATCTATGTACTGCCTATGGTTGGCAATGTATCATCCTAACAAGAAGATTAACATTATCTCAATCAAGGACACAACAGCAAAGAAGGTACTTAAGAAGATTAAGTTCATGTACAAAAACCTGCCATGGTATTTACAGACACCGATTATAAATGGTCGTTCGGGAGAATATGGTTCTGCATCAATGATAGAGTTCGATAATGGCTCATTCATAGAATCTATCCCAACGTCTTCAGAAGCCGGTCGTTCAGAATCTCTATCCTTACTGGTAATTGATGAAGCAGCAGTAGTTAGATGGGCAGCCCAGATTTGGGCAGCCGCTTTTCCTACTCTTTCCACTGGTGGAGCTGCTATCATCAATTCCACTCCTTATGGAGTTGGTAACTTCTACCACTCAACTTGGGTTGATGCTATTGCAGGTGGGAATCCATTTAACCCACTCAGATTGTATTGGCAAATGCACCCAGAACGAGACATTAATTGGTACAATGAAATGTCTTCTGCTTTGGGAACCAAAAGAACTGCACAAGAAATTGATGGTGACTTCTTATCATCTGGAAATACGGTCTTCGACTTAGCTGACATAAAAGCTATCGAAGACTGTCTTAGTGATTATCCGGTTATTAAGAAAAGATTCAATGGTCAATATCGGCAATTCTTAGAACCAGCACCAGATAAGGAATATTTCATTGGTGCTGACGTTTCAACTGGTAGGTCTTCTGACTACTCTGCATTTACTTGCATGGATAAACAAGGAGAAGAACAAGCAGTATTCAAAGGTAGACTTTCAGTAGATAAGTATGCAAGGTTACTTGGAGATACAGGGCATTTGTTTAACTTTGCTACCATTGCTCCAGAATCCAATGATGTTGGATTAGCAGTAACTTCTGCTCTTCAAACTGAAGGTTATCCTAAACTGTATTATTATCAGAAAATGCTTAAGAAGAAAGGTAAATCTAGACCTGAGGTAGATAAATCTCCAGGATGGTTAACTACACAAAAGAACCGTTCTGTTATTGTAGAGGGACTTGAACAGGATATTCGAGAAGATAATATCACTGTTAAAGACCCTTTCTTTGTTCAAGAAGCATATACCTTCATATATGATGGTTTAGGTAGGCCAGTTGCAATGGGTAAGCATAGAGCTAATAATTCTACAGTAGATGTAGACCTAGAGGGGGATGTATATGCAGATGACTCTATATTCGGTAAAGCAATCTGTAATCACATAAGAAAAGGAAAAACTAACGTAATAGTACAACCGAAATGAAAAAGCTCAATTTTAATTGGAGTTGGGGTAGAAAGAAAGACCCACCTCCTGAATCAAACAAGGAGCCAAGCAAGCCAAAAGCTGCTGCTATATCTCCTGGTAGAGTATCAGTGGATGAAGATAACTCTTTACTCAGTACTCTGAAAGGGATGACCGTAATGGTAGACCCTTCTTTTCGTGTTGAAGTAATCCCTTTGATTCGTGATTTATATAAGGTAAATCCGGATATGGGCATTGCTTTGCAGGATATGTTTAAGTTGGCAAATACTGGTCATACGGTAACATTCCCAAACAACTCAGATGCTGAAGCAGATAAGATGAGAAAACATCTTACTGAAGCTACTAAGAAATGGTCTAGGTATACTGCTGGTATAGATGGTCTAGTTAATAAGATGATTGTACAATGCCTTGTTAGTGGAGCTATATCTGTTGAAGGAGTTCCCAATGATAGGCTAGAAGGTTTAGATACAGTCTTATTCCTTAGACCAGAGAACATTGTTTTCAAAAGGGAGAACAATGGAGTATATTCTCCTTACCAGAGGAATAAGAATTACTTTGTTAAGCACCAAGATTATATCAAACTAAACCCAGAAACTTATGTGTATGCTGGTATGTTTAATGATACCGATGAACCTTATGGGATTCCTCCTTTTATGGCAGCATTGGATTCATTAAAAGGTCAACATGATATGAAGGTTAACTTCAAACACATAATGGAGATGGTTGGTATGGTAGGATTCTTGGAAGCTAAGATGACTAAACCAGACCAGAATCCTAATGAAAGCTTACAAGCTTACCAGAATCGTCTTGAACGTACACTAAAGGATTTGAAAAGAAATCTTCGTAATGGTATGAAAGACGGTATAGTAACTGGTTACATTGATGACCATGAGTTTAAACTCAATTCAACTACCAAGGAACTTGGTAATATTGAGAAACCCTGGAATATGAATCAGCAATCAGTTGCAAATGGTTTGGGAGTTAATGGAAACCTTATCGGAGTTAGTTCAACAACAGGAGAAGGAGCAACGGGTATAATGCTGTCTAAGTTAATTAGCCAGTTAAAAAATATCCAAATGCTTGTAACTTATGTATTGGATTTTCTTTATTCTCTAGAACTGCGTCTGGCAGGCTTTGATAATAAGGGAATAAAGATATCATGGGGAACTTCAACTATCTCCGACGAAGTTAAGGTTCAACAAGGTCTTCAGTATAAAATCCAAAATCTGGATTTATTATATAAGGCTGGTATCATTAGCCAAGACCAATATGCTTGGGCAATGGGTTATGATTCTCCTGATGAAGACGAACCAAGAGTTTCACTTGAGGACCAATTTGCTAAAGGCGGTAACTCAGACCCTCAAGAAGGAACTAAGAAGAAGCAAAGGCAAGATGATAAAAATCAATCTGCTCGTAGGTCAAGAGATAAAACTAATCCGGCTCCATCTCGTGGAGACCAAAATACAAAAGCAAGATGAGTAAATTTACTAAAAGAAACAAAGAGCATCTTGATTCAATGGTGATTGGCCAGGGTCATACCATTATGGCTGGGTATATCCCAGAAGCAGTTGGAGCCCAGGCTTTCTCAGAGAATTATTACAAATGGAAGACTCCGACACCGGATACCATTGCTCAATTTGGATTTTGGGGAGGAGATATAGATTATAATACCTATTATCCAAACCTTGATAAATCGGAACTTACTCCGAAGGACGAAGAGTTCATAGAACCAATGTTTAGGTTACTTTCTGAAACGATTGTATCCAAGAACTGGAATCCTACTGACTTTGGTCAGAATGGAGTACTTAAGGCTTCCATGAAACTGTTACTCGGGCAAACAGTAAATTGCGACCATGAAACAAATATTGGTAATGCAATTGGAGCTGTATCTCAAGTAATGTGGCAGGAGTCTTATAAGGATGGAAGCTTTACTATACCTGCAGGTATCAACGGTATTTTGAAGATTGATGGTAAAGCTAACCCAAGAATTGCTAGAGGTATTCTCATGGAACCTCCTTCAATTCATAGTAACTCGGTAACAGTACAGTTTAAGTGGGATAAATCACACCCAGGAATGGAAGATGGTGAATTCTACCAGAAGCTTGGTACCTATGATTCTAAGGGAGAGATGGTACGTAGAATAGTTACTGAGGTAGTTCGTTATTTGGAAACTTCATTAGTATCCCATGGTGCTGATTCATTTGCTCAAAAGATTGGTTCAGATGGTAAAATTGTTAATCCAACCTTTGCAAAAAGAACCTGGTCTTCTTATGAGGAATATCGGGATGACAAGTCCAAACAGTACTTCTTTACTGACTACAAAACGGATTTCAACTCATTCCAAGAAAAGGACAATACTCCAGATTCTTTTAATGATAATGGTACCCAAGAAAATCATAATCCTAATAAAGAAAATATGAACAAAGAATTGCAAGAATTTTTAGAAAAGCTTTTCGGAGATAACATGTTATCTCTGGCAGAGGGCAAAGAAATGACTCAGGAAGAAGTTATTTCTTGTATTCAAAGCTTGGTATCATCCAAAAACAGTCTTCAGACAACGGTAGATAATCTTACTACAGAGAAATCTTCTCTTACAGAACAGATTACCAACCTGAATGCAGAAGTTGCAAACTTGAAGGAAATGGCAACTGTAGGAAAGAATCACATTGCTTCTCTCCGTGAAAATGCTGTTACTACTTACAAGAAGTTGATGGGTGACAAAGCCGATGAAACTATTGTTACAATGTTGAATGCCGAAACTACTGGCATCGTTACTCTCATCTCCTTAACTAAGGATTATCAGAGTCGTCTGGAAGAAAAATTCCCAATGGTATGTGCAAGCTGTGGTTCTCATGATGTAAGCCGTGCTTCTTCTGTTGCAGAGACTGATGAAAAGACTGGAACTCAGAAACCTGCAACTACTTCGAATGCAGAAGCCAAGTCTACTTCGGAAACCCTCGAAGACTTGTATAAGAAGAAATTCAAGTAATAATCGATAAATATCACTGTTATGACTAAAATCGTAAACAAAGACCAGCCAATGACGCTGTTTGGGGAAAAGACCCCAAGAGCGGTGATTTACAAAAGTGAATCACACAAATTGCACCAAGCTTTCTGTGTAAAAGATGGTGAAACAATTTTGCAAGGTATGCCGGTAGCTCTTGGAGAAGACGGTTTAATTGAGCCTTACACTGAACCTACTCAGGTATATATCGGAGTGGCAGTAACCGACAATGTAAATCCTGCTTACCAAGCACAGAACAAATTCCCAGTAGAGGTAACTGTTGCTGTAGAAGGTTACATGATTTGTAACTGGGTATCTAATGCTGCTGACTTAAAAGCAGGATATGTAGTTCCCTCTGGTGACTTGCTGAACGACAGATTTGTAAAAGCAAATCAGTCAACAGATGCTACACCTTTCATTGCCATCATACCTGCAGATGAGGCAAACGAGGTAATTCAAGTACTTATTAAATAAGAGAAGAAGAAACATGGAAAAAGTTGATATTTCAAAATTGAAGAGAGAAGACTTCGCAAAAGAACTTCCTCAAATGGTACAGCAGTTGGATGCTTACCGTCAAGGTTCACAGAACAAGAAACCTGTGGACATCACATTAGGTGAACTTACCACTGGTAAATGGGGTATTACCCAAGATGAATTGTTCGAGAAGTTGGATATCAATCCGAAAATCGACACAATGGAAAACATCTTCACAATGCCTCAGCAAGATGTTCGTTGGATTGTTCCGGAAATCATTCGTTCTGCCATCACTCTTGGTATGCGCCAGGCTCCGTTCTATCCGGAGATTATTGCTTCTGACCAGTCAATCAGTGGTCTTAGCGCAATCATGCCGATGATTAACATGTCCGATGCTGCTCCTGCAAAGGTTAATGAAGCAGAAACTATCCCATTGGGAGATGTAAGCTTTGGACAGAAATCAGTAAGTCTCTTCAAAATTGGTAAGGGATTCAAACTTACTGATGAAGTTCGTAACTACGTATCTCTTGATGTATTGGCAATCTACCTTCGTGATTTCGGTGTTCAGCTCGGTTATGCAATGGATACTCTGGCCATGGATGTTGTTATCAATGGTAACAAACCAGATGGTTCAGAATCTGCTCCGGTTATCGGTGTATACGAAACTACGAATGGTATCACTTACAAAGATTTGCTGCATATCTGGGTAAGAGCTGCTCGTATGGGACGTAACTTTACTACTATGATTGGTGGTGAAGACCAAGCAATTGAAATGCTGAACTTGCCGGAATTCAAAGAACGTCATTCTGGTACAACTGAAGCTACACTGAATGTGAAGTCTCCTGTACCTAAGAATGCTAACTTCTACATTCACCCGGGTACACCTGACCAAGGTTTGCTGTTGATTGATACAACTGCTGCTTTGATTAAACTGACTGCAAAACAGTTGATGCTTGAATCAGAAAGAATCGTATCAAATCAGACTCAGGCAATCTATGCTACTCTGACTACAGGCTTCTCTAAGATGTATCAGGATGCTGCATTGATTCTGTCTGCAGAGAAGAAGTTCTCAGAATTTGGATTCCCCGAATTTATGAACATTGACCCGTATCTCTTGGTTAACCTTGAGTAATAATACACCTGGTTTATTTTACAAATAATTCCATTTCTTGATGGGGTAGGTTTTGCGAGGACCTACCCCTAATTTTAAACATCTAAAAACTTAGTAAAATTATGGATAAATATAAAGTAACTGTAGGTGCTAAAGCTTACAGCTTCCATGACCAATCTACAGGTATTACAATTTGTAGAGGAGAAGAAAAAGAATTGAGTGCTCGACAGTACAGAACTAAAAAGATTCAGATGGCTTTGAATTCAGGTCACCTGCGTTTGGTTCTTGATAAGAAAGCTGTCGACAAATACTCCAATGATGACATCGATAAGTTGGAAAAGAAACTGAATGCTCAGTTCGAAAAAGGTATGGAAATCAAAAAGATTGCCAAAGCCTATACTCTCGAAGAAGCAACCCTTATCGCTGCTCGTCACGAAATTGTTGCCGACAAAGGTGATACAGTTGAAACTTTGATTCAGGTTCTGTTGGAAGAGTTCGAAGAATCTAAAAAATAAGATACCATGGACAATCTAGACTTTGTAGCTATTGCGAATGGTCTGGAAGTTTCATTTAGAGTATTAACCAAAGTCCCAGCCAAGGCCATTTTTGACTGGGACTTTGGTGATGATAAGGGGTCCGTTTATGATGTTAAACAACCTACTTATACTTATGAAAAGTCCGGATTCTATACAGTAGCGTTGAACATAACGAACTCCGAAGGACTTAACTTAAATGCAACTAAAACCGTAATTGTAAATACCGAGTCCAAAACTACATTAACCGATAGTATATATAACCTAATTAATTATTACATTCCTTCAGAAATCTCAGATGGTATGTCATCAGAAGAGAAAGCAATGTACATAACTAAATGGCAGTTATATATCCAACCGCTAGTAAATCATACTATCCCACTGGATAAATATAATGATGAGTTAATGTATGAAGCTCTAGAAAACCAACTAATTATGGAATTGGCAGCATGGGATTATCTCAATGTTAAGCTCCTTAATTTATTAACAAGTACAGGAGAATACCTAAGTCAACTTACTTCAACCAAAGAACAAGTTGGTGATGGTTCTTCTAAACCGGAACAAGCTCGAGGTGATAGAATCAAACAAATCACAACTGGGCCTACTGAAGTGCAGTACTATGATACACTTGCCGATGCAACATCTTCCCTATGGAAAACATTCTCTCAAGCAATGCAACCTGGTGGTATCATAGACGAGTTAAGAAAAAACCTTTGTATGTTAGCTGGACGATTGGAAATCTACTTACCATTCTGTGACCAAGCAAGTCATGTAGTAGTTCCAAGAGTAGTAGACAGAAGAAGACCTGGATTAATAGATGGGCCAAATCCCCGCTTTCCAGTAAAACGTAATGGTAGAACCTTAATTAGAAAACGATGACCAAGACTCCTCATAGATTGGTTAAGAACCGGTCTTGGGATAGATACAAGAAGATTATAAATGATTTCTTGGATGTAGATGCTGGTAGGCAAACTATAACTTGGGCAAAGAATGTAAATCAACTCCTAAGTCATGGAGAAGATGAAATCCCTAAATATTATAATATACCAATCGAGGCATTATGTTATTATAATGCCTTCAGAAACTGGCCTATTAATAAGGCAACAGTAACTGGAGAACTCGATGATGAGAATTTATCAATACTGGTTACTAAATCATATATAGAACAACTGGGATATTTAACTCCAGAAGGCTATTGGGATTTTAACTGGTCTGAAGATAGGTTCGTAATTAATGGTATCACTTATAAACCTTCGGGAGATACACAAGTTGCTCAAGCCAAGGATGAAGCATTAGTTTTCATGGTTATCCTAAAAAGGGACCGAGATACCAAAATACAATTCGTAGAATAAAATTGAAAAGTATATGGCAAAGATGTTAATGTTACGATGGAAACCAATTAATACTGGGAACGGTATTTGGTTTGACAGTAACCTGATTGTCTTGAACGGTACATCTGGAGTACATATTGAAAGCAAGAAAAGTAATTTAGACGTTACCACATTCCAGTCTATGACCGGAGGTAAGTTCGTTACTTGCTTTCAAGATTACTTTGGAGAAGTTTGGGATAAGATAATACCTCATCCAGGTATTGGCCAGGTGATAAAATTCCGTATCAATCAACTTCCAGATTATGCAATAATCAGAGGTGATATTGAAGACGGGGGAGACCCAGACCCAGAACATCCAGATATTCCAATGAATGCCTTCTGTGGAAAAGAAGGAGAACCATTCAGAGATAAGAATTCTGACTTCTTCTGTGGTAAGCAAGTAATCAATCCTTAAAATAATAACAATATGTACGTAAGTAAGTATTACACAAATGAAGAAATTGACCAAAGACTTTTACAAGGTTATTTTGATGACTTCGTAAAGGCTGGGTTTGCTGGAACTATTAATGAGTTCTGGGCATTCGTTCTTTCTATTGCCAATAAGGTAGATAAGAGAGAAGGATACGACTTATCTAAAAATGACTTCACGGATAAACTCAAAGAGAAACTGGAAGGCATTGAAGAAAGAGCAAACTACATCACTAAGCTTTCTCAGTTGGAGAATGATACTAAGTTCCAAACTGAAGAACAGGTAAGACAAGCTATCAGTGATTTGATTGATGGTGCCGATGATGCACTTGATACATTAAAGGAATTGGCAGAAGCATTGGGAAATGACCCCAACTTTGCTACTACAATTACCAACAAATTAACGGATTTACGTAATGCACTGACAGATGAAGTTAACCGAGCTAAGGAGGAGGAAGGGAAACTGAGTACCCAAATTAGTGAGGTTAACTCTAATTTCATTAAGGCAGTGGATTTACTTAATGATAAAATCGACACTGCAGTTACTAACCTTATTAATAAGATAGATAAGGTAGAAGCAAAAGTCGATAAGAATACTGCTGACATTGCAGACCTCAGAAATGAAACTACTGGTTCATTGGCAGAAGCTAAAGCTTATGCTAAAGACTTGGTAGATAAAGAAGCTGAGCTTCGTAAAACTGCTGATGATGCTTTATCTGAAAGTATTCACCAACTGAACACCTTGCATATCAATGATAAGGCAGAGCTCAAACAAGATATTGCGGCAGAAGCCCAATTGAGAGCAAATGCCGATGCAAATATTCAGTTGAAACTAACTGAAGAAATCACCAATCGTCAAACTGGTGATGCTGCTTTAGAAAGTAAACTTTCTGATGAGGTAGTAAATCGCAAAGCTGCCGATGAAACTCTTCAGAATTCAATTACCAAAGAGGTAGCTGACCGTACTAATGCCGATAATACTCTTCAGGTAAATATCGATAAAGAGGTTCAAGCTCGGGAATCTGCAGACCAAGTTCTTCAGACTAATATTAATTCCGAAGCTGCAACTCGTACTGCTCAGGACCAAATCCTTGACCAGAAGATAACTGCCTTAAGTGAAAAGACTGATGGTGATAAGTCAGATGTACTTGCTGCTATCGAAGCTGAGAAGGAAGCTCGTATTGCTGCAGATGCCGACCTTAATTCCAAGAAAGTAGATAAAAGAGAAGGTTATTCTTTAACCAAGAATGACTTTACAGATCTCTTGCTTGCCAAGTTGAATGGAATCGAGGAACATGCTAATTACATTACCTTGGTATCACAATTGGCAAACGATGCTGGTTATCAGACTGAAGCAGAAGTAGAGGCTGCAATTGAAAAGATTATTGGTTCTGCACCGGAAGTACTCGATACTCTGGAAGAGATTGCTAGGGCATTAGGCGATGACCCTAACTTTGCTTCAACTATCACCAAGAAGTTGGCAGCAATCACAGAAAAGGTAAATCAGGAGATTGAAGACCGTACTGCTGCCGATGCTGCATTGCAGGTAAACATTGATAAAGAAGTTGTAGAACGTAAGGAAGCAGATGCTGCTCTTAAGGAAGAACTTAAGGAGTATGTAGATAACTCTGCTGCAACCGGAGATACTGCTCTTCAGGTAGTTAAGGATAACTTGGCAAAAGAAATCCAAGACCGTAAAGATGCCGATGCAATCTTGCAGGCAAATATTGATAAAGAAACCGTAGATAGAAAGGATGCCGATAAAACCCATACCGATAATATCGCTGCTCTTACTCAGAGAGTTTCGGATTTGGCTTTATCAATGCAGGATGCTATCAATACGGTTAAGAACGAATTGACTGCTCAGGTAAATGCTAATACTACGGCTATTGCTACTAACCAAGCAAATATCACAAAGAACTCTGAGGCAATCACTGCCATGAATAAAACCATTGCCGATAACTACAAAGAAGTTAAGGACATGGTTAATGAGGAAATTGTGGACCGTACTAACGGTGACAGTAACCTCAGTTCTCGTATTGATACCACGAATATTGCCTTGGGAACCGAACAGGCTGAAAGAAAGGCAGCAGACCAAATCCTTCAAGTAAACCTTGATAAAGAAGTTGGAGACCGTAAGTCGGCAGATGCTGCATTGGAAACTGCTATAGACGGTAAGATTCAAACTTTAACGGCTGAAGTTGGTGGGCAATTAGGTATCCTTACTAATAAGATTAATGAAGAGATAGATAACAGAAGCGGTGCTGACCTTTTATTAGAAAATAAGATTGATTCCTTGAAGACAGAATCTACTGAAAAGGTAGATGAACTCAAAACCAAGGTAGATGCTAACACCGCAGCTATCAACGTAGAAAAGGAAAGAGCTATTGCTAAAGAGGATGCAATCCAGGCAAACTTGAATACGGCTATCGCTAATCACAAAGACGAGGTAAATGCCTTAACTAAGGATATCTCAGATGAGGCTAATGCTCGTATTGCAGGTGATGCTGCTCTCCAGGTAAATATTGATAAAGAGGTAGTTAACCGTCAGAATGCAGATACCCTTATTAATAATGCCTTAGCCCAGGAAGTTTCTGACCGTACTACTGCTATTCAGGGATTGGAATCTAAGAAGGTAGATAAGGTAGATGGTAAAGTACTTTCTTCAAATGACTTTACAGATCTTCTCTTGGTAAAATTGAATGGTGTAGCAGAACATGCTAACTATATTACCAAGGTATCAGAGTTATTGAATGATTCAGGATTCCAGACTGCTGAGGAAGTAGAAGCTGCAATTCAGAAAATCATCGGTTCTGCTCCAGGTGTATTGGATACCTTAGAGGAAATTGCTAAGGCTTTGGGTGATGACCCTAACTTTGCAACTACCATGACTCAGAAACTTACTGAGTTAACCACTAAGCTTGAAACTGAAACTCAAAACCGTATTGATGGTGATGCAGCTTTGGATACTAAGCTTACAACTCTGGGTACTAATCTTACTAAGATAGTAGAGGATTTAAGAACTTACGTTACTGAAACTCGTACTGAACTCTTGGCAAGAGCAAATAACCAGGATGCTCTTATCAATCAGAACTCGGCAAATATCCAGAGAAACTTGGAATTAATCCAAGGTATTCAGAATAACATTTCAGGTTCTTACTTGGAAGTTAAAGCTTTGCTTGAAACCGAGGTAGCTGCACGTAAGGCCGAGATTACTCGAGTAGAAGGTTTGATTACAGAAACTAATCAGGCTCTTACTACTGAAACCGAAGAACGTAAAGCTGCAGATAAAGAACTCCAGGATAATCTGGATGCCGAAGAAGCTGCAAGAGTTGCTGCTGATACTGCACTAGGAATTCGTATCGATACGGAAACTTCAGAAAGAAAGGCAGCTGATACTACTCTCCAGGGAAATATCGACAAAGAAGCTCGGGCAAGAGAGGCAGAAGATTCTAGGCTAAATGCCCGTATCGACAAGGAAACTACTGACCGAGTTAATGCAGATACGGCATTGGGTACTCGTATTGATAATGAAGAAGATACCAGGGAAGCTGCAGATACTACTCTTCAGGAAAATATTGATACTGAGGAAACCGAAAGAAAGGCAGCCGATAAGACTTTGCAGGATAACATCGATGCTACTAATGCTCATACTATCAATACTCATCGTTTGGATTCTAACCCTATACTTAATGGTACTGATATCAAACTCGATGGCTATGTAAAGGCAACCGGTACTACTCCTGCAGATTTGGATGTAAAGGTAACAGATACTACTTCGGCAGCCTTTGGTAAAGTACAAAAACGTATCGAAGTAGATAAGGCAGATGCTGATTCTAAATTCAATAAGGTAAAAGCTGCAGTAGGTCTTACCAATGATTTGGGAATGCCAGCTCTTACTGATACGAATTATATGGGCGGTTCAGTAGATGTAGTAGATTCTTTGAAAAAACTAGATGCTCAATTAGAACCTATTATTATCCCGGCAGCAGCATTCAATATAAATGCCTCGGCAACTTCAGAAGAGATTGCAGCAGTATTTACCAATGAATTATTGCAAGAAATTGCAACAAACACTACACACCGCCCTTATATATTGGTGGATACGGGTAACAATTCCTATCAGCAATTCAGATTGAGTTTACAGCTTAGTGGTCCTACTACTGGTGCCATTACTTTAAGATTCATGTATGAATTGGCCGGTATGGAATTCTACAGAGAGTTCAAGAGAACTGCTCAGGGTGCTTGGTCTATCTCTACTATAAGAGCTGGTAAACTTCTTATTGAAGGAGATGTAGTAAATAACCTAACTGCGGGTGGAACTAAGGTACCATTAAGTGCAGAACAGGGTAAAGCTTTGAAAGCTTTGATTGATGGTCTTGGAACTGATACTTCAGAACTGGAAACTGAACTCAAGGGATTAATCCAAACTACTAAGACGGCTTTAGAGGCTTCAATATCTACAGAAGTTCAAAATCGAAAAGATGCTGATACTGCCTTAGATACGAAGTTAACTACGGCTATCAATAAGGAAGTTCAGGATAGAACTGCTGCTGATACTGCATTGGGTACTCGAATTGATACTGAGGTAACTGCAAGAACAGAAGCAGATGCTGCCCTGAAAACTGAATTAACCGAGGACATACAAGGAGTTCAGGATGCCCTAGATGCCTTCATTGCAACTAAGGCACAAGCTAGTGGATTAGCTTCTCTGGATGAAAATGGTAAAGTACCTGCTGAACAATTACCTTCATATGTAGATGATGTAATTGATGTATATGCAACCTACGATAAGTCTCCTACTGGAGATCTTTCTAATATAGCTCTCTTTTCAGATGCCGACCATAATACACCAATAACTGGAGAGGCAGGAAAGATTTATCAGAATGTAACTACTGGAGAACCTGGTTATCAATTTAGATGGACTGGTACTACTTGGTCTCTGATTGTTTCTGGTGGAGTAGTAATTGGAGAGATTACCGGTACTGCCTATGATGGAGCAAAAGGTAAAACCACTACGGATAATCTTAATGCTCTTAAAGCCTTTAATCCTATACGATTAACCAATATTGTTACTGATACTTCTAAAGCTACAATCCAATATGAAAAGGCCGATGGTACAGGTATTCAAGAATTAGATATCCCTGCTGCTAATTCTACCAAAGCCGGTGTTATGGCTGCTGCAGATAAGGTTAAACTTGATACCACATTACCTAATCAAATTGCTGCAGAAACTGCTGCAAGGGAAGCTGCCATCAATGCTGTTCAAGGAGAGATTGCCAATGATATAGCTCAGGAAGTAGTAGATAGAAATGAGGCTATTGCAACGGCTAAAGCTGAATTAACTACGGCTATCAATAAAGAGATATCTGATAGAAAGGCAGCCGATACAGCTAATTTCAAAGAGCTAGAAGACGCAATGACTTTTGTTGTAGATAGTCTAGAAGGAAGAATCCAGGCTACTGATAATAACTTGGCTAAAGAAGTCCAGGATAGAAAAGGTGAGATTACCAGAGTAGAGAAGTTAATCTCCGATGAGGCTGCAACCAGAGCTCAAGCAGATACCAACGTAAATGCTAAAGTAGACTCTCATATTGGTAATAAAGCTAATCCACATGAAGTAACTAAAGCTCAAGTGGGATTGGGTAATGTTAACAATACATCAGATGCAGATAAACCAGTATCTACTGCTCAAGCTACGGCTATTGCAGATGCCAAGGCTGCAGGTACCAACGCTCAAACCAATCTTACTACTCACATTCAAAATAAGAGTAATCCTCATGGAGTAACAAGAGACCAATTGGGATTAGGTACTACTGCTGAGATTATCTTTAAGAAGGTATCTGCTCCTTCCGGTTTATGGAAAGAATCTGACGAAAGACTTAAGACTTTTATTAAACCATTGGAACATACTCTCGATGAAATCTGCTCTATTCCAACGGATTCATTTATGATTCGAGGTAATCATGATATAGGTACAATTGCTCAGACAATCGAAAAACATTTCCCAGAATTAGTCTCTGAGAATACGGTTAAACCTGAAACAGTTCCTAATCCCGAAGCCTTTGAAAAGGTAGAAAAGGATGGAGAAACCTATATCTTGGTTAAAGAGGTAGATTATTCTAAGATGTCAGTATTGGCAATCGAAGGTATCAAACTTCTGAAAGCCGAGATTGATGAATTAAGAGAAAAACTTTTGTTCACAAACTTAGATTAATATGGGTGAGATAGCAACATGGAGTGCTGTCAAAACTAAAGTAGGCCTTGGTAAGGATTCAAATGAATGCCCTACCAAGGCTGAATTGTTGGCACTCTCTCCTACAGGAACGGGAGAAAATTACGTTGGCTTGGAAATATCCAATGCTAGTTCCTATGGAAACAATGAAACCGTACAGCTCAGCGATATTCATAAGGTAACTTATAAGTATACATTTACTGTAGATAGAACTACTTTAAGTTTTCCTGCTAGTGGAGGAGCTCCTTCTCCAAATCTATGGTTTGGTTTAGTTTCTAGAAAACAGAAATATGTAGATGGAGTAATATCTGGTAGTTATACTGAAGTAGGTTCTACACAGACGGCTTATCCTGATTGGGTATCTTATAATCAAACTGTACCTCAATATGAAGCTAAAGAAAATACTGGATTAGTTGAAAGGTCAGCTAATATGACCTTTACTCAGAATGAATCGGGTAAACAGATAACAGTTCAATTTACTCAAGCTGCAGCAACTTCTACTTGGGCTTATACTTTTACTTTGACTAAGGCTAGCAGTAATTCTATTGGGGCTTTGGGAGGTAAAGTAACTTTTGAGATAGATTCTTACAAGCAAGAGATAAGGAATGGCCATAATTATGGTAGTCAAATTCCAGTTAGTTATAAACGAACCGATGACCCAGATTCTTCTGAGATTTTGGAGATGACCATCCCAGAAAATAAAACTGAATCTTCAAGAGGTTTTAATTATATCTGGACACAGGACGAATCTAATAAAAAACAGAACTATACTGTAACTCAAGCTGCTGGTGTAAAAACTTATGGTACACCAACAGTATATCTGGGAAACATTGCAGATATCCCTGCATCAGGAGGAACTGCAGCTACACCTACTTATACCTATTCTCAACTTTGGGGATGGAATGGTAAAACCAATGATGGTGGTACTATAAGTTCTGGAGCTTCAGTAGTATGGTCCGAAAATATCTCAGGTTCTAATCTTGGCACGACTGTAAAGGCAAGAACTAAATTGGGAAGCCGTACATTAACCGTTACTCTTAATGGTAAATCTGGTAGTGCCTCAATCGATATATACCAGGCAGAGAATAAAATTACTAATACAACTCAGGGTGCATGGGAAGTTTCTATTTCTGCAAACCCAAGTACCTTTACCGAACAAGGTGGTACATCACAAATCTCTGCAAGTGCAAGGGCACCAAGAACTAATCATTGGTCTTCAGGTGCAACTAATGCAGCATCGGATGCTACAGGTACTCCTACGTTAAGTATACCTACTGCAGTAACCGGATTCAGTTTATCGGGTACTACTTTGACTGTTGCAGAAAACACAACTGCAAATCAAAGAAGTGTAGTAGTAAGGGCAACTATGGACACTGTCTATAAAGAAGTTACGGTAACTCAAAGTGCATATTTAGTAGAATGGGTATATACAATGACTACTACCCAACCTACATTAAACTTTGACGCTTTGGGTACTATGCAAACTTGTACTATTACAAGCTACCGAGAAAAGTATATTAATGGCTCTTTGGTAGAAGGCTCAATGGAGGGAGTTAATATAAGAGTTAAATCCTCTAATGCTTACATAGCCTCAACTGGGTCTCCTAATATAAGGGAGATAACCATGTTTGAAAATAAAACCACAAATTCAAGAGTAGGGGAAGTTGTGTATGAACAATATGATTCAGGTAAAACTCAAACCATTACTTGTAATCAAGCAGCAGGTACTGTAACTACTCGAGATGTACTAGAAGTAATATCTAATTTCCCAAACGCACCAGCAGCTATGGGTACTAATAAGGTTAAAGGTTCTGTAAAATGTGGGTACTATGACGTAATTAACGGTAAAGATTCTACTTGGCATTCAGAATTACCTACAGTAAAAGCTAAATCTTCTTATATTACCAATGTAGATATTGGTAGATTTAGCAGTACTCAGATTGATATAACTTGTACCGTATCCGATAATACTTCAGAATCTTCCCGTAGATTATCAGTTGATTTAACCTATGGTAGTAAAGAAATAGAATTAGTTTGTACCCAGGCAGGTGCTAGTATTGGTTATAATTATTACTTTGGAGTAACTACGGACTTTCCCTCTGTAGCTGCTGCAGGAGCAACTCCTAAGGCAGTAATTAAATCTAGAAGACATAAAGTTGTGAATGGAGTAGAAGAGTCTTCCTATAGTTTGGTAGAAACTTCAGTAATAAGTAAACCTAATTGGACTGGTACTTTATCTGCTAGGGTATCAAGTACTAGTGGTTCAGGAGCAGATTATGATGTTACTATACCCGTATATGAAAATACTGAAGCTAGTATACGAAGAGGTACAGTAGTATTACAACAGGGGGGTTCTGGTAAACAGCTTACTTTGAACCTTAATCAATCAGCTGCAAGTATTACTACTAGGGATTATATCAATTATGTAGAACCAATTCCAGATGGAATGTTTTCGGCTTTAGCTCAGAGTATAACTGTTACACTTCAATCTTATAGGGAAACCTTAATCAATGGTAAAGTAACGAGTAAAGTTGCTGTTCAACCTGATTTCGATTTGGATTCTACCGTTACCGATTGGGCTTCTGTAGATTTAATTGGTGGTAATCCTACCAATTATGAATATGATTTTGAGGTTTCTGTAAAAGAAAATACTACTAATCAAACTCGGTCTGGTAGTGTAATGTTTTATAATGGTACTGCTGAAGTAGAAAATGGTTGGGCATTTACCCAAGATGCTGCTACCATCTCTACACGGTATGAAATATCTTGGACTGCAAACTATAGTAATGGTACAGTAGAAGAAAACGTAACAGAAGTTGAATTAGAAGGTACTACGGGTATGGAAAATTCTGTAAGGATGGATTTACACATACTAGAATATACTTCTATCAATGGAGTAGAGGGTACTCCTACTTCTTGGGATTCTAGAGCCATAGCTGAAAATAACTCGGCAATAGCTTCACCCAGTGGTCAGGTATCTGCTACTCTACAATCGGATTCTGAAAATGCTTTTATAGGTATTACTAATTCTGTACAGAACTTAGCCGAATACTCTCGTACTCATACCATAACTTTATATAACCCTAAAGTTGTAATTAATGGTAAAGAGGTAGGGACAGTACCCACTATTACCCTACTAGTAAACCCCATACCATATACTAGAGTTTTTGAATTCGGTTGGAAACAAGAAGTAAGTACCATTACTAATATTACTCTAGCAGGGGATATATATGGTAGTAGTGCTGGTAGTAGGGATATTATTTCTTATGTAAGTCTACGAAGGAATAACGTAGAGTTTGCTAAGAAATATATTAAGCCTACGTTCATACCACCTTCTGAAGATTGGTTGCAGGTTATTGATAATGGACAGAACTCAGATAACTCCTATAACTGGGCTTTCAGGGCACTAACCAATAACGAAGGAAATTCTGCAAGAAATCTGCAAGTTAGATTTGAACAACCTGGTAACGGTAATCAAGCTTTATATGCCTATGTTAGCCAAGACCCAGTGGCAACTGAACAACTAAATTGTGAATTAGGTAATTACTACTCTTATGGAGCTTCTGATATAGTAAATATTGGATTTGGTTGGAGTAGTAGAGATGGAGGAGATAGTACTGGGAGTGGTGGTATGAATACTCCCGGAGGATATTTAGGAGCTAGAATATCTTTACCGGCAAAGAATGACTCCATTGATATGAGTGCAGTAGGTAAACCTTCTTATAGTAAACCTCTAAAAATTAAACTTTCTAATATTAGAAAAGTAAAAAAAATTAGTTATGATAATCTCGAGTATACAGGTCTTTCAGTAGGTTATTCTCAACAAGATTATAAGTTAGGTATAGTAATGGGTGTTGGTATGGAAAGTTATTTTCAATTAACTCCAAGTATCCTTAGTGAGTCTGGCGAATACGGTGGAGGAATACAAATCCAAGTAACTTTAAAACAAACTTATAAGGGTTACAATGGAGATTCTATTGCCGATATTACCTTAACACCTAAGGATTCAAATCTTCCAACTCTATATCTTAACATAACCTGGGGAAATCCATAGGAGTCTACAGAAAGTTTAAAGATACGATACTATGGCATTATTAATGTATACGGCCGTATACAAATAACCTAAAAAAATTATCATTATGTTTAACAATTTAAAATCCAAAAATCATGGGAGTAGAAGTTAAATCTGGCGGTGAGGGCGTAATCGTCGCTGACCGCGGTTGTAATGATGGTTGCTGTTGTAATGGACGCAATTCAGGCTGGGGCTCCGGTTGGGGTGCAGTCGGTGGTGCATTGGTAGGTGGTGGCTTTGGTGCTGCTGCAGTTTCTGTATGGGACAAAATCAATGACACTAAAGCTGACATTCAGAAAGTAGAGTCTACTGTTCAGGAAGCAAAGGCAGGTATCTATAAAGATATTTCTGATGCTGCTAGAGGAGTAACTCAGGAAATCAGCGGAGTTGCAAAAGATGTTGCTGGTGTTGGTAGAGAAATCCTTAACAATCGTTTCACAACGGAAAGAGGACTTTGTGATTTGGGATACAAAACCAATTCCGATATCCGGGATTCTCGTGACCAAATGGGAGCAGGCTTCAATCGTGTTATGGACCGTCTTTGCCAGATGGAACATGAACAACAGAATTGCTGCTGCGAAACTAAAGGTTTGATTAAAGAAGTGAAGTCCGAATTGGCTCTTCAACTTGAACGTTGCTGCTGTGACCTCAAGAATGGCCAACAGGAAATCAAGTGTCTTATCGAGAACACTGCTAAAGACCAGGAAATTGCCCGTCTCAACCGAGTAGTAGATGCTCAGAGAGACCAGAACATTATCCAGTCAGTAGTTGCAGCTCTTAAGACTACATCCACAACCCCGGCTTAATAATAACCGTCGTCATTACGTAAGCCAGATTAGGAAGGAGTGCATCTTACATAGGTGTACTCCTTTTTTCGTTTATACCCACCTAAAGATAAAACGATATGGAAAGTGAAGAGATTAAGAAAGAACCAACTAATGGAAATCAACTAAAAGATTTTACTATTCAACTTACATTGCCTGCTCCCAATGCAGAGATAGCAAAGGAAGTAGCAAATAAAGCACAGTCACTCATTGACCAATTTGGATACTATCAATTCTTAAACCTGGTAGACTTTATGCAAAGGAATCCAGGTGCAGTATCATTTGGTTTAAACTTAATTAATAAAAGATGAACATGGAAGATTTGATTTTTTCTAAATTGCAGAAAGGTGATACCATATACACCTTAGAGAGAGACAGACGTTCTGGGTATCCAATCTTTGATACCGCTAAAGTATTAAAAGTTGGTGAGAGCAAACCAAGAGCTACTGGCCCAGATGGAAGCTTTGCCGCAAATACAGAAATCTCTATTCAAGATTCTGTATCTGCTGTTACTATATACCTTCCCACAGATTTAGCAGAGGGTATTTATAATAATGTTTATTACACTACCGACTTACGCAATATCGTAAACGAAGTAAATATCCAAAGAACTAATGCCGTAAATATTCTCAATAACCGAGATAAATATGAGGCAATAGTTACTGAATGCGATAACATATATCATACCATTGAAGGTATGTTAACTCCTCAACAACAACCAGCTCCAGCTTATAAGCAAGAAGAATTTGAAGCTTTTAAAACTGAGGTAGCAGAGAAGTTATCCATGCAACAAGATATTCTTATGAAGATTGCCAGTGAGTTGGGATTAAATAAAAATAACAATGCCAAGCAAAAAGGTTAACATAAACCTCTCGAATAATCTATGTGATATTCAGATTTATGTAGACCCCGTTAAACAACGTCAGGCTGAGAGGTTGATTGCTAAAACTCCCAGTATTATGAAACTCGGTTATGAGTTAGGTACTAGGAAGTTTGGTAATCAACTTCTTCGTATAGTAAGACGTAGTTTAAATAATGGTCTACCTCCACCGGGTTCCAAAGTTTCTTGGCCTCCTCATGCTACTGCTACACTTAAGAAGTATGGAGCACATACCCTATTAAATCTTACTGGTCAATATGCAAGGTCAGTTACTATGGTAACTCAGAAAGACAGAACCTTTGTTGGTCTTCCTCCAGGATTAAGGAAGATAACATACTCTGGTAGAACTTCTCGAAAAACTCTTAATCAAATTGCTATCATGTTGGAATACGGTAGTAGAGATGGTAATCTTCCACCTCGTCCTTTATGGAAACCTGCTTTTGAGGCAGCCGGTGGAAACGTAGTTTTAGAGAAAGAGATACGAAATCAATTAAGAAAAGAACTTAGAAAATATACAAAGTAATGGCAGATTTTGAAGCAGATAAAACCTCTGGTACTGGTCCTGCACTTGTAATGGTACATCCGTTAAAAGTGAATGATACAGAAGCAGATAAAAAAGCCATCCTTACCATTACAGTTAATGGAGTACCTAAGACTGTAAACCTTATTCAAAAGAAAGGCAGCCTTAACTACGAATACAAATTAGAGGTAGATAAGGAAGCCATCAACCTATTGGGTAAGGGTGGCTCTGATACTTTGGCAATCACTTCTCAACGTAGGGAAATGATTAATGGTACACCCCAAGGAGATTGGGAAAATGTAGAGGTTACGGCAGAATTCTTAAAGGAACCACCCTTTACTGCTGGACTAAGATTTATGGACAATGAAGAAAAGACTCTAGAGGTATCCATTACTTCTAAGAATCACACAGAACAACTTCTTAGCGGAACTATAACTATCAAGCAAGTTGGTGGTCTAACTAAAACTGTAACTGTAACTCAAGCTGCTGGAGAAGTATCATATAGATACTGGGTAGAACCTGCTGCAGTTAATTTAGGTATACCAAAAGACCAAATCTTAAATGCTTACGAAACTTCAGCAGGATTTAGTATTACTGGGTATAGAAGTAAACTCATAGAAGGAAAACAAGTATCACAAGAGGTAATGGCTTTTAAAATACCTACTATATCTCAAACTCAACAAGCTGCAGATATTAACTCAGGTACTAAACTATACTATTGGATTACCGACTACGGTAATATAGCTAATTCAGCACAGGCTACTTTCTCAGCAACTGCCCGAGGAAGAAAAGATGCAGGAGCTATGTTTGGTAGTACTTCAGGAGGTTGGGAATGTATATTTACTGATGGTGGTACATACCAGTTTAATGTAATATTAATACCTCAATTAGTATAATATGGTAAATACAGAAGAAATCGTAGAAAGAACCTTTTATATTTGCCTATTACAAACAGCACTTAAGAAAGGTTTAACTCTTAACCCTGAAGACTACTTACCATTATCACAAGAGAATGAAAAAAGGTTTCAAGCAGATAAGGATGCTATGCCTAAATTCATTCCCATATTTGGTATCGGTAATAATCAGGTTAAGGGTGCAAAGACATGCCCTAGAATTACCATTGAATTGCAAGGGTTCTATAATGGTGATATAGGTGTGAACAAATATATCATTGGTGATAAACTAGAGGGTGGAAATTACCAAGCATCTGAATTTCCTTATGAAACGAAGGATATAACTCTAGATATTCACCTGGTATCTAATACTCAAGCCGATATGAGGTTACTTCATAGTATTATGTATGAAGCATTACCTTCTCGAGGATACGTAAGACCTTATTATAATAACTTAGAAGAATGGGAAGATGGTCGGGTAGCACCAACAGGAAACCTATTTATCGAAATAGGTAATTACTATGACCACCCTGACGAGAATCATGGTCTACTTGAAAAAGTATATCAGTATACTTGTAAGGATGGTATATTACCTGAGAGACTTGCTGAAGAAGGTGAACTTGTACCAATTCAGGATATATCCGTATTGATGGGACTAACCGAAAAGCAAGAGTCAGATTTACTTAACCTTAACGTAAAATAGCTCAATACTAGAGGGTATTAAATAAATGAGTAATTAACTTAATTAGTATAAATATGCCTAATTCACCATCTGTAAATTTCGAGTTTAAGAACGATAACGTTCTTCAAACTACTCCTATGTTAGGAGTTTCATGTGTATTGGCTAGAACTACTAAAGGTCCATATGATGACCCCTCAGAACTTATCCAATCTTTCTCTCAATTCCAAAGAGTCTTTGGTTCTGAGATAGTACCCGATGGTTCTGTATCAAACATCGAAAAGGCTTTCAATGGTGGTTCTAAGCTTCGTATTATTCGTGTACTTGGTAAGGGTGCAACCAAAGGTGTAGTATCTGCTGCAACAAGAGCTAAAGCTGCATCTGCTCCTAAGGCTGCTGAAGACGGTTCTCCGGTAGTAGCTTCTGCAACTCCAGAGGAACCCACGGCTTCTACTCTTTTCAAGTTTACTTCTGGTTCAGTTGCTGTTGGCTTTGGTTTGGTAACTAAAGGATATGGAGACCCAGTTGGTAGTGCTGAAACTTTCTCTGTGAATATTTACAAACAGGCTAACACGGTTTACTATCAAGTAATTAGTGCTAATGGCCAGGTACTTGAACAAGGTCCAGTAGTAACCTACAAAACTGCAGATGATAACAATGATACTTCTGTAGATTACCTTGCTCTGAGTGCATTTGCAAAGAACTCAGAATATATCGTTCCGGTATTAACTGAAAAGACAGAGAACATCAAATCTTGGAACAACTTCATCAAATGGTTAACTGATGATGTAGATGGGACAAGAAACCCAATTGATATTAAACTCAATGGTGCTGCTATCACTGCCGATGGAGTAAAATTGAATGGTACAATTGGTAGTGCCGGTAGTACTCCTACGGCAGACGAATGGATTGCTTCTCTGGAATTCGTTAAGGATTATGTAGATGTATATCAAATCTTCTGTTCACACATTGACCAACATCTTGAAGCATCCGCTGATGTACTTAAAGTACACAAGGCTGCAGTAGATATGGTTAAAGAACTGCAAGAATATACCTACTACATTGAAGTACCAAAATATACTACTCACTATACTCAGGGTGACCAACCAAGAGACTTGAAATCAATCATCACTTGGATTCAGACTTGCCTTGGTACTGTAGGTAACAGTAAGTATGTTGCTTACTTTGGTGGTGGTATTAAATACTATAATGCCGACGGTAACTTGGTAGATTCAGATGTTCTTGGTACCATTGCAGGATTAGGAGATGCTTCTGCTTCTCAGTTTGGACCTTGGAAATCATTTGCTGGTATGAATCGTGGCATTATCTATGATGGTAATGGTCCAGTATGCCCAAATTATGGTTCTCCTTCAAGAACTAAGGAACTCAATGAGTTAGCACAGAATTATGCAAATATAATCTGTATCAAAGATGTTCCTAACCAAGGTAAACAAACTTTGCTGTGGCATTGTTTTTCTTCTCAGGTAAAACAGGATTCAGAAAGATTCCTTGCAATTGTAAGATTGAATCTGTATCTCAAAAAGAATCTTAGACCTATTCTAGAAAAGTATTTGGAAGAACCAAATATCTGGAACACTTGGAATAAGATTTATCTAGAAGTTAAACCAATGCTGGATAACTTGGTAGATGAAGATGCCATGTCTGAATACACCTGGATGGGTGACCAAGACGCTAACTCGTACAATGACTTATCGGTTAATAATGAAGCCGATGTTCGTCAAGGTAAATACAAAGCAATCCTGAAATTCAAGGATATCGTTCCGATGCAAGAAATCACTATGGGCATCTATATTGACCAGGCATCCAAGTCCGTATCTGTTCAGGACGTTAACGAATAAAATTAAGAAAACATGGGAGCAAAAGTAAAGAATCCAAGAAAGAAATTCCTTTGGAGTATCACATTCCCTAAGCACCCAATCAATACTTATCTGTTCCAAACTTGTACTTTGCCAGATGTAGAGATTGACCAGGTTGCTCATGGAGACGTTAACCGGGACGTTAAAACTGCCGGTAGAGTTACTGTAGGTAACTTAGTAGTAGGTAAACTTTTAACTACTGCAGGTTCAGATACATGGCTTCATGATTGGCTTTATTCATGCCAAGATATGATTGCTGGTGGAGGTTTGGTACCAAGCCAATACTGGGAAAATGTAATCGTAAATGAACTTGCTGAAGATGGAGTTTCCGTACTTAACACCCACCTCTTCGAAGAGGTATGGCCATGTAAGATTACAGGATTAGACCTGGACAGAATGGCTTCAGAAAACACTATCGAAAGTATCGAATTCTCAGTAGGTACTGTAGATAAGTATTAAAAACGCTTAGTCTATTTTCACTAAGATTTTTAGGTGGGAGGGGTGGGATTCCTAGAAAGGGCTCACCCCTTTCTTGTTGTTACAGCGAACACTATGAACTAAAGTATAACCAAATAACTTATTTAAACATGGAATTAAATTGTAGAACACATGAGTTTATAACCCCATCAGGTTATAAATTCTCAATCAGGGAACAGAATGGTGCAGATGAGGATATCTTATCTAATCCTATGGATGTAAGAAACCTTATGAACCTTACTAAGTTCATTCAGGCAATTGTAGTTGATACCGACTTTACTCCTAATCGTAGATTAACGGTAGAGGATGCAGACCGTATCCCTTTGAATGACAGATACTGTATCTTATTCCAATCAAGAATCTTCTCACTTGGTGATGAAGTAGAATTTGAATATGATTGGGGCCAAGAAGGCGGAGTACAAACTTACGGTCAATCCTTAAGCGAGATGTTATTCGATAACTATGGAGAATTTCCTACAGAAAAGGAATTGGCCGAAAAACCAAACGCTATCCCTTATTATCCAGAACAAGGTAAGCTTACCGATTACGAAGTAACTCTATCTTCAGGCAAGGTAGTTAAATTTGATTTGCTTACTGGTGCAGGAGAAAGAATGTTGGTTACTTTACCAATAGAAAAACAAACTCGTAATGCAGCATTGATTGCAAGGAACTTACATCTTCAGATTGATGGTAAATGGGAAAAGGTAGAAAGCTTCCATTTATTCTCAGTAAGAGACATTGCAGAGATTCGTAAAACAATATTTGAATATGACCCAGTCTTCGATGGTAACACCGATGTAGAACATCCGAGTATACCCGGAAGAATTGATAAATATCCTATAATGCTTTCACCGACTTTTTTCTACCTGACGGAAGCGTAGACCATCCAGGTACATTCACTTATATATGTAGAGCTGAGGTAGCCATTGACTATCTCAGCTTTTTGCGTCTTCCGTATAGAGAAAGGAAAAGATTTAAGGATATAGCCGATGAGTATTATGAAAACTTAAAAAAGAAAACTAGAAAATGATAGACAGAAGAAGCTTAGTCGAGGTCGGTGTTGCAATGGTATTAAGAGACCGATTCTCTAATGAGGCTGGCAGAATATCGAACTCATTTAGAACAATGATGAACGATATGAATACCTGGAATCGAGGTATTCAAATGTCAACTTCTAATGCTTTTGAGTTTGGAAAAGAATTGGTTGGAGGTATGGCAAGGGCCTACCAATATTCTGCAGGAGTATACGACCAAGTATTCTTAGCTTCTAAAATGTCTGGAGCTAATGCTGCTCAACAGGCAAGGCTAATGCAAGTAGCCAAAGAAGTCAATGAGGTAACTCCTCTTACTGCTGCAGATATTGCATCAGGCGAAAGGTACTTGGCAATGGCTGGTAACAATGTAGAGCAAATCGAAAGAATGATTGGCCCTGCAGCTAAGCTAGCTTCTATCTTCAGTATGCCTCTTGGTCAGAAAGGTGGAGTTGCTGACTTGATGACTAACATCATGCAGACCTTTAATATACCTTCACAGAATGCTACTCAGGTAGTAGACCAATTGGCAACTGCAGTAACCTCTGCAAATATTTCTCTAACAGACCTTGCCCAATCTTTCCAATATTCAGGAGCAGAATTTAGAAATGCCAAAATCAGTATGGGTGATGCAGCTGCAGCCATTGGAGTACTTGGTAATCAAGGTATCCAAGCTTCATCAGCTGGTACTGCATTAGCAAACATGATGCGCTATTTAACACTTTCCGTAACCGGGCAGAAAAAGGGAGGTGGTGAGATGCTAAAATCTTTAGGCATTGACCCAAAAACTCTAGTAGATGCCTCGGGTAATCTTTTGAGATTAGATAAGATTATATCTATATTGGGAGATAAACTTAGAGGTAAACGAGGAATAGATATCTCCTCTGCTCTGTTTAATATCTTTGGAGTTCGTGGTACAAGAGCTGCCTCAGCTTTACTTCAGGATTACTGGACTGGAGCTAATAAGCTTACTGAACTTATGGATAAGGTTGCAGGTGCAAGTGGTACAGTAGAAAATTTAACTCAAGAAAGATTACAAACTCCTGCAGGTATTATCGAACAGTTTAAATCAAACTGGGAGAACTTTATTGTAACTGCAGGTTCTACACTTGCCGAAGTTTTTAGCCCAGTACTTAAATTAGGTTCTGGTATCCTAAAGATTATTAACAGTATGCAAGAAACTTGGGCAGGTAAATTCTTGGTAAAGGTAGTTGCAACTGGTGCAGTAGTAGGTACTCTATATCAGGGATTTAAGTTTATTCAGGGTACTATCAAGATGATTAGTACCTTCCAGGCTTTAGCTACTTCAGAAACTAATCGTATGGCAGAAGGTATGGTAAGAACTAATGTTCAAGCTTCAATCCTTGAAGGTCACATGAGAAATATCTCAGCAATGATGATGAGGATGACTGCTATGCAAATGGCTCCAGGTAAATTCTTTGCATTACCAATGGGAGGTACCATAGGTAAAACCCGAAAAGGTACTGTAGTAGCAAGAGATGCAAGAGGAAGATTTACTTCAATGAGTACTCTTGCAGGAGCAGGGGTTGGAGCAGCAGTAGGTTCTACTGTAACTAAAACTGCAGGCCAACAGATTGCTAAGAAAGGTGCTATGGGATTTGGTGCTAGATTACTTGGTGGTAGACTTTTAGGATTCTTAGGTGGGCCTTGGGGACTACTAGCTTCTATAGCTATCCCTGCATTGATAGAAGTAATAGGAGGTCTTACTAATTCGGTGGATAATAACACTGCTGCATTAAACTCAGAAGAAACCAAAGCTTCTATTCAAGACAGAAACCAACAAGCATTTATTGATGCAGTTAGAGGTGCAATCAGAGATGGATTCAAGGATTCAAGAATTAATATATCAGTAGATGGAAACGAAGCTGGAGACTTTGCTCCTGGTGGTCAACAAGATTTTACTGGTATATCTTTAGGATTAAACTAAACAATCATGGCAAGAATATTAAATCAAATAGCAGGTGGGGTTGTTGAAAAATACAATGACCTCACAAGAGATTCTGCAGGAGTTCTTACTGGTCCTCTGAATAAACTTTGGAGAGCAAGGATTTATCTCAATAGAGCAACTTCTACCTTGCCTAAAGATACTGCAGATAAGGGTAAAATCTATGACCCAAATAATCCCTTCGGACCTAGAGCTACTTCAAAGAATCCTAAATTAAACCAAAGGATTCAGAATCAATATCGAATGGAATTAAAACATCAAGTAGAAGGTGGAGTTCCATTCGGATATGAAGAAATGGACCCAGCTAAAGGTCAGAGTGTTACAAAGAATAAAGAACTTTTCTTGGTAATGCCAGAGATAAGAAACATGAATCAGGTAGTGATTTATAATCTTACTGCTAGCCCATATCAATATATCACTCTTCAAAATAGACCACCATCAATTGATTTTCGAGGAGAAACTACTTGGGCAACGATTAAATCTATGGGACGTAATACTCCTATGTATCACTTTACTGGTAGTGAGGATATAATTCAATTCAATGTATCTTGGTTCTGTAATGACCCTGATAATCCAAAAGAGGTAATTACTAAATGCCGACTATTGGAAATGTGGACTAAGGCAAATGCTTATCAGGCAAGCCCTCCGATTCTAAAAATCGAATGGGGTAGTTCTGGTATATTTGATAATCATCAATACATTCTTACATCTGCAACTTATACTCTGAATAACTTTAGGAATGCCTCAAGGACCAGAGTAGCAGGTAAGTCAAGTACAATCGAGGATTTAAAGTTATTGCCTGCAGCTGCAACCCAGGAATTAATCTTCAAGAGAGTAAGTGCTTATAACTTATCTTATCAAGACATTGTAACTGAAGAAGATTTAAAGAATACAAAAGGAATACAGATATGATAGACTTAAATCAATACCTAACAGGAGCAAGTCCCTATGATGGAGCCATTGCTCTTAAGTATGATGAGGGAGATTATTCATTAGAGGTAACTCCACCAAACGTTCCTTACACTGATAACGATAAACAACATACTGTATTGGATGGAGAAACTATACAGAATATTGCCTATCGTTATTATGGTGATTCTGGTAAGTGGTATTTGATTGCCGAAGCTAATAATATCTTGAACCCTTTTCAAGAATTAGAACCTTATCAAATTTTAAGAATACCAATGTATGGCTGAAATTAGAAAACCTAACCAACCAATACTTTATAATGGAACAGCAACACCTTACATGGCTCTGTTCAATTCTGGAGGTATGCCTATAATGAATCCCATTACTGGTATACCTCTTGGCGCTTATATAAGTAATTGGAGCTACAAGTATGATGAGGAGAAGGAGAACTTAGCTACCCTTACATTTGATACTGGAGACCCAGATACAGTAGATATCGAGGACCTTCAGGAAAGCTCGATTATTTATCTTCAGTGGGGATACATATACCCCGATGGTCAATTTATCTCTAGCCCAGTACGCAGTATTAAGGTTAGAGATTTGGATTGTGTATTCGATTCCACTGGTACTCATGTGACGATTAAGTGTATAGATACAGTTGGGGATTTAAGATTCCAACCACCTTACACTCATTCAGATTTATCGGAATACAGCTTATCCAACTTTTTGGATAATGGCTGTAACAATGACATAGGCGTAATCATAGAAATATTTCAGTAATGGATAAACAAGTAATAAGTAATAAAGTTTACGAGTCACTACAGGTCCCGACAGAACAAAGTCGAAATACTACTGGAAAGATACTTTACGCTAACAGGTTTAGTGGAGTAGCTCAAGTAGCTATGCCAAGTGATTTAAAGTCTCTGATAGATAGTGACTTAGGGTTAATAGGGAATAACATCTTGGTTCAATTAGAACAAAAGATGAAAGGGTATGCAAATGGTCCTTGGTATATTGATTCTAGGGATGGTGTAATATACATACACAATCGTAAGTTTACTCAAGAACCCGAATATACTTACATATACCAACAAGAAAATGGTGAGGTACTTAGAGTATCTTTCACTATGCAAAAGATAACTAAAAGGGTAAAAGCTCAATTAACTCAAACAATAGACCCAGAAGATAAGGGTTTAGTTGTAGGTTCTACGGATACTACAGAACCTGAAAGAGAGAAAGAAGAAATATCTTTATTCAAACCCCTTAAATCTCCCCAAGATAATACCGAAGTAGTACCTTCATGGGATTATAGAACTGGACAGAATTTTGGGTTGGGACATCCTCATCCCATTACTGTATCTCCAGAAATAATAGCTAGTCATAAACAGTATGAAGCTAAAGTAAAAAAATCTAGTTCTGCAATAAAAGAGTACGGTTCTCAGAAACCTTACGTTGCATATAATGCAGGTAAACAAGAAGCATTGGATAACTTAAGTACTGAGCAATATCGTGAGGCAATTAATACTGCTGTAAATAATCTACCGAACGATAAGAAAAGGGTTATCCAGGAAATCTTAAAGAACTCAAAGAACGGTAAAGAGTTAGAAAGTAATCTTAGGCAATTACTAGAAAACGAAAGATACTTATTTACTGGAGAATATAAAATGGAATACCTTGCAGAAGAATGGGTAGACCCAAGAGAGTATGACCCGGAAGGTATGACACCTCTCCATATGATTGACCTTAGAGATACTCAGGGCAATAAATATAAGATTGCTTCAGCTAATGAGCAATCTCAAAGAGGTATATCTGCAATGGAAAAAGACCCATGTATTATGGTGTACCCTGATACATATGAGTTAAAGTACTCTGGTGATGGAGTTACTACTCCTACAATGACTCGAAAAGTTAAAGCTAGGGTTAAGATACGAAGAATGAAGAAGGTACCATACTTAGTACCTATTTATAAATTGTATCATAATCTTTTTGGCCGATATGGTGGAGCAGATAAGGTTACTTGGGCAATGAATGCTAATGCTAATGGTGGCCTTAAGATATCCGAAAGAAAATTAGTATGTCAGATGACTGTAGTCGGTAGACCTTCATTACAATCTTCTCAAGTAATATACTTGGATAATGTTGGAAAAAGGTGGTCAGGTTTTTGGTATATTAAATCTGTACAACATTCCATGGACGCTGGTCAGGGTTATCTCTGTACTCTTGATTTGATTAAGAACAATGCAAGAGATGGACAAACTACATCTATGACTCAACTTAGTACTCAGGATATTGTAAGTAATGATGCTAAGGATTCTGCTAAAACTGATTTTGGTAAGAACAAAAAGAATACTGCTAATGCTTCTGATATTGTACATGATTTTACCTATAATGAAGTAGTATACTTTGTAGAAAGGTTCATGGATGATAAGGGCAGAATTATTGATAAGAAAGGTGCAGGAGAGTTCTTACAGAATAAGTTCTATTATGACGAGATAAATGCTAAAGACCCAAAAGCTCTTGCTGCAGGTACCGTTCGTACAGAAGGCACAGTAGTAACTTCCAACGGTACTGCACTCTATGGTAAAACTAATGTCATAAAGGCAGACCAATCAAAGGTTACTCCTTCTATGAAAGAAAGGTATAACTTCGATGAGTTTAATTGGGCAATGAAAGCTTATGAACGATATAAATCCAACAAGAAATAATGTACTCAACAGCTAGATTATTAACAGAAGAGGGTATCGAAGGTTTAGGTAGATACTACTCTATCTACCGTGGCATAGTGGTGGATAATAATGATATGGAGAAACATATGAACCGTATTAAAGTATGCTGTCCTGAAGTCATGGGTGGAATCATTACATGGGCTTTTCCTAAGGGCCAACACGGTTCCATCAATAATGGATTCAAGTACTTAGCTCCTAAAGTTGGAGATATAGTATTTGTCACATTCGAATTTGGAGACCCAACTAAACCTCTATGGGAATATCATGGTTGGGGACTACAACAAATACCAGACCCTTTGGATGGTCCTAATAAAATGGGTATTATAACTCCAGAAGGAAATGTAATGGTACTTGATGATGATAATGGAAAGCTAACTGTTTATATAAATGGAGATGTAGGCATTGCTGCTAGGGGAAACATTTCTATTCAAGCACAAGGAGATGTAAGTGTAGGTTCTGGTGATACAGTAATCTTAAATAAGGGAGAGAATCAAGGAGTAGTTAATATCAAAGAACTAACCGAGAAACTCAATAATACCATTAAAGAACTGGAAACTCTAAGAGCTCTATTCAATTCTCATGTACACTCTGGTGTAACTACTGGACCAGGTTCTTCAGGTCCTACTGTAACTCAAGCAAGTCAACCGTTCTCTACTTTCAAACAAGAAGATTATGAGGACACTAAATGTATACACTAATGGATAACTATCTTACTAACATTGTTGGAAAGGGTATGATATTCCCTATTCAACTTACGAGAAATGAAAAGGGTGAAACCGGTTGGTATCCCGTTAATGGTGATATGGCTTTGGTAAGAAATAATATAAGCTCTATAATGTATTATTTAATAGGACAACGATTTCGACAGGAAAACTTTGGGAATCGCCTATGGGAATGTATAGAGGAGCCAAATACACAAGCCCTAAGTTTTATTATTAAAGAGTTTATTAAAAGCTCAATTGGTGCATGGGAACAAAGGATTACCTTTAAAGGTATTACCGTTTCTAGACAAGGTGCTAAAATAAACATAGAAGTTCATTATGTAGTTAATGAAACTTCTACTAGTCAGTACCTGTACCTGACCTACGATAAAAATGAAAATTCATTAAACTCTTATTAATATGGGAATCACTAATAAATGGCTCAACCCTTATCAGAGGTCTTACCAACAGATTAAGGCCAAGCTGATAGAATCACTTACGAATATCAAAGACAAAGATGGCAATGTACTCGTAACTGATTACTCGGAAGGAAATATCTTAATCATTATCCTTTCATTATTTGCGGCAATTGCCGAAGTTCTTCACTACTACATTGATAATATGGCAAGGGAATCATTCTTGCCTACTGCTCGTAAATACAGTTCAGTAGTTAAGCATGGTGCTTTGGTAGATTATCATGCAAGAGGTGCTATTGCAGCATCAGTAGATTTGGTAGTATCTCGAGATGTATCTGGAGATTCTATTGGTGCTAAGTTAACTATACCTTCTGGAACTTTATTCACAGACTCTAATGGTAACAAATGGCTATCATCTAGAGACGTAACTTGGTATGCTAATGTAACTACTTGTAAAGTTCCAGTTGTACAACACGAATTATATACGGAAAGCCAGATAAATGGTATGGTTATACCTTCAGATGAAAGGGTAACTATTACTCTTGGTACACTACCTAATGGTAAGTATTACGAACATGGAACTATGAGTATGAAGATTGGTGGAGAATCTTGGGTATTGGTAAACACCTTTGCTTACTCAAAACCAACCGATAAACATTTCATGGTTACCATGGATGAAGCTTTAAACCCTTATATCTTATTTGGTGATGGTAAATATGGACAGAAGCCAGCAGCTAATGCCAAAATATCTGAAGTTAAGTTCTACCTTACTACGGGTATCAATGGTAATGTAAAATCTGGTATGATTACTTCTGTACCAACAGTTATATCTTCATCAGTTGCTGATGCTACAGTATCTAATACTTATGCTGCAGGTGGAGGTTCATCATACGAAAATTTCAATATGCTCAAGGAACATATACCCTTGAGTGTAAAGACTATGGGAGTTGCTATTACCAAACAAGATTTCATAGACTTAGCTAAACTAGTTGATGGAGTTAGTAAGGCAAAGGCAGAATATGAATGTGGTAGAAAATTAATTGTTTATATATCTCCAGATAATGGTGCTACTGCTGACTCTAATCTTATTCAAAAGGTATATGATGTATTACATCAGAACTCACCTCTTACTACTTGGTTAACAGTTAAGTCTGCAGGTAAGGTAAACATTATCCTGGATGTAGAGGTTACTGGGAAGAAATCTTATAAAACGTCGGAAATACAATCTCAGATTCTAAGTGCATTGTTTAATGCTTATTCTCCGGAAGCCTCAGACATTGGTGGCAGCGTAAGAATCTCTGATATCTATGCACTTATAGATAATCTTGAATCGGTAGATTATTTACACTTGAAGAAGTTTTATACTAAACCCTGGCCTACTACAGTATATGGTAACAAAGAATTAATCCTTGGTCAATTCCAATTGGATGAAGCTAATGGTAGTATGTCTTATTTTATCTCTTTCTCTTCAGGTACTCAATTTACAGTACGTTCAGTTAAAGGAGGTTTTTCTTATGATGGTCAAGTAGGTAAGACTACACAAATCAGGGATACTATAAATGGGTTTATCTTTGCCCTTGATATCCAGGACAATGGTTATCAATCTGGGTTTAGATATACTATAACCATTGCAGAACCAAACAAGGATTACACAGACCCTGGTTATAATATCCCAGTATTCGAAGACTCAAGTCAGTTAACACTTAAAGTAAACGAAATAGTATGATAAATCTTAAAAACCTAATTGATTTCTTACCTTTCGAATTTAAAGAGCAAGATACTTATAAAGTCGACGGTAAGGGCATATTAGAAAGATTTCTAGAAATTTGTGGTAACTATTTCCAAGAAGATATAACTAAAGATATTGATAATATTCTAGATATAATCGATATCGATAAAACTCAGCAGAGGTATTTAAACTACCTCTGGGAGTTCTTGGGAGCATTGCCATTTGCTAGAACCGGAGAACATAAAGGAGTTCCCAACTTAAGTGATGAACAGATTCGAACTATCTTAAAGTATTCAATCTCATTACTTAAGATTCGAGGCTCAAGAAAGTTCTTCGAAATTCTTTTCAATATGTATGGGTTAACTTGTACAATTACAGACCCAACCGATGGAGCAATGGATAAATGGGAAAAGGTAGACCCATTATATGATACAGACTACTCTCAGTACGATAAATACAACTATGATAAGATTTATGGTTGTGCTCAATGTATAGAGGTAGGTATTTCTATAAGTGGTCATGGTTTTACTTCTCCTACCCCAGAGTTTAAAGCTTTCAAACAATCAATCGATAAGTTGTTCGATAGATTCTTACCTTATAACGTATCAGGTAAGATTGCTTATGGGTTTGACTTGGCTTATAATTATAAAATCGTAGCTGAGCCACTTATCAGTCCTGCAAAGATTGTAACTGGACACATAACAGAGGTACCCATCCGAGTAACGGTTACATCGGATTACGATGATGCCAATTTAAGATATCAGGTAACTGGATATAACCCACCTGAGAACAAGTGGAGTTCAAAGAAATACGAAAGTGGTTCTATCTTCTATGCAAGAAAAGGTGACCAAAGGTATTACTTCAGAAGCGTAGGAGATAATTCAGTAACTACATATGTAGATATAGGTTTAGAATACTACACTAAATCTTATCATATCTATGCAGATATTGTAGAAGGAGGAACAGACCCAGATAACTTGGTAATTACAGGTACTAACCCAGTAATCAAAGTAAAGGTAACTGCTAATATGAATTATCAGGGCAATATTAAACCTGTATCGGTACAGTTACTTAATACTTACGAAACTAAGGATTCTGGTTCTATTTGGGAAATAACTTCTGCTGGTACTTATGAATGGGTTATTGCAGACTTCCCAGCAAAGAAAGTAACCTTAACAGTAACTGCTATTGCTACTAACTACACAGTACTCTGTGAACCTCGAAATATAAATCTTACCAATGGTGAGAAATCTTTAATAACCATACGTTCTTCAGACCCTAATGAAGATACTAGCCAACTAATCGCAGTATGTATTTCAGACCCAGGTATCTTAGTTCGTAATGGTCAAAGGTGGGCACCAACCACTACTGGTACATTCCAATTCAGATGTACCAAAGATGATTCAGGTAATACAAGTAATTATGGTACTGTAGTAGCTTATAGATTAGGTTATACAATTACCTATGATATAGGTGTATCTAATAAACGATTAAATCTAAATGCCCAAGGTTCTGCATCAGTTAATCTTTGGGTTACATCGGGTATTTATTATTCTACTTTTGAAAGTGCAAACTTAGGTTATTATTTTAATACCGAAGTAACAATCTACAAAAAGAATACTCAGGGTACTTGGGTAAAACTTGGTACTACGGAATTAACTAGTCGTTATGTAGTTGGTCCTGATTTCTATTATGGTAGAAATACAGAATACTCATTTAATGAAGCTGGTAGCTACAAATTTGAATCTGTTGGTGATGCCAATAAGTCCGTAGAAGTAGAAGTACTTGCTTATGTACCAGCTCCTCAATCTTACTTATGGTTAGAACCTTTGGATGAAGATGATGAGAATTGGTATGAATTAGAACCTTACTCAGAAGCTGCATCAGATGCCGGGAAGTATATTAAAGCAGGGTATCAATTAACCAAAACTAAGAACTGTCAATTCTACTTACGTTGGGGAGACGGTGGTAGTATGATAACTGAGATTGATTTAGAAGGTTCATCTGAGAAGTATAATTCTAACACTCTTATCACTTTCGATAAACCGGGTAGTTACGAATTCTACTATCAGGGTTCTGTAGTTAATCTTACAGTTAAGAATGTTATACCCAAGTATACATTAACCTGTAATCCCGTAAGTGCAGAATTAAGTAAGGATGTACAAGAAGTATCTACAATCGTAACCTGTACTTCAGATACTGGAGAGGTTTCAGATATTGTATATGAGACAGCTCCAGATGTAGTTCATCCAAGCCCTTATCAATTCTTCACTAATCTGCCAGGTAAACATACTTTCTATGTGAAAGCTAATCCTGCAGTTAAAGCAGTATTCATTGTAAATCTGTTGGATGTAGTTGATAAGACAGAACTTACTTGGGAATCCAATGATATTTCGGAACAAGGTATTAATATATTAGTTCCGGAAGGAACAGAATGGTCACTTAAAATAGAATAAACAAAATGGAAAGCAGCTCTTTTAACACACTATTTAAAACTGGTATCATTGGATTTACTTCTGAATGTTATGCCATTATCTTTGATTTAAGGTGGATGATTTTATTAGCCTTTGTACTAATCCTTGCAGACTTCTGGTTTGGTATATCTGCAAGTAGGGCAAAGAAGATTGAAATAAGAAAATCTAGAGCCGGGAGAAGAACTCTTAATAAAATCATTGATTACCTGTGTTACATCTTACTGGGTGCCGTAATAGGTAAAGCCATCGGAGAACCTTACGGATTAAATCCAATAACAGTATCTATAACGGTAATGGTATTATGTTACTGTTTTGAAATAGATAGTATTTATAATCATATCTGTACTTTACATGGTGTAAAAAAGAAGTACAGTATCTGGTCTATCTTTTGGAAATTGATAACCTTCAAGTTCAAGGCTGTAGGAGAGGCTTTCCAAGATATGAAAAACCAATCGAAAGAATATAAGAGTAATAACAATAACGAAGATACATTATGAAAACCTATTTTGATTATGAAGGTATAATAAAGTCTAAGGATGCAGCTGAAGCTATAGCTGCACCAGTAGGCATTGGCCCATTTTGTGGATTTGGTTCTGCAACGATTGTAAATAATGCAATCACTCTCTTGCCTAATGGAGAACCTACTTCTCCTGCATATCAAGCAATAAAGGATAGAATCCTTTCAAGGTATATGACTAAAGCTGCAGATTCTGGTGAAGGCCCAGATACAAATTTTGGTTGTATAGCAAGGGATGGTACAATCTATATTTCTGATAGTGCTAATATTAGTATACCTAATATTGAAGGCTCAAAGGGTTCTAATGAGGATGTGATTGTATTTGCTTACCATACACCTTTGGAAGAGCCTGTACAGAACCCAGTACAGTTCAGAGCTTTCTGGAATGAATCTAATTCGTTCTATTCTCTGTATAAGAAATCAGTAGACCCATTATACCCAACACCCAAGGATTCTAGAAACCTGTCAAAAACAAATGTATTAGAAGATAATGAATTATCATATGAGTCTCTAGTGAATAGAGCTATGGCTTCAGTATCTCAAGGTTTGGTAGACAAATCCTCAATGGTATTAATTGGTATATATGGGCAAGGTACCAACTCAATGGATAACACAGTAGAGAAATATTCTATTGTTCCTTATGCAGGAAAGTTTCCCCAACCAGTAGAATATAATACTGCTATCCATGGAATGCAACAAGCCAATATAGAAACTCTCTTACGACTATTGCAAGGATTCCCAAACTTTGATATCAAGGCTTACATTGATGAAAAGCTTGGTGGTATGGCAGGAGCTAATATACCAAGAGGACTAATTGCCATGTGGAATGGAGTTTCTGTACCAGAAGGTTGGGCTTTATGTAATGGTCAGATTGTAGAAGACTTACAGACACCAGACTTATCGGGTAAGTTTATTGTTGGCTGGTCATCAGGTAATGAGGATTACAATTTGATTGGTAATACGGGTGGCCAAGAAAAAGTAACTCTTTCAACTCAAGAGATTCCATCTCACGTTCACAATTTCGCAGATGCTTACTTTATCGAGGCTCATTCAGATTTGGTGGGAGCTAATGGTACTCAATGGATTGGTAATAACCTTTCTGGTAGTAATAAAACTGATAGAGATAATTCTTATGTATGCCTATGGGACCATGATACCAGGGCTGCAGGTGGAGGTCAACCTCACGAAAATAGGCCACCGTACTACGTACTGGCATATATTATAAAACTATAATAATATGTCTTAACTACTTATATTGTTGACAAAGAACTTTTAATTTATGATGTTGAGAAAGGGACGTTGGGAAACGTCCCTTTTCTTTTGTGTTAGTAGTGAAGTTCTTCCTTAGCTTTCTCTTCCCAATATAAGATATCCTGTTTGAGTTCTCCTATGTATTTAACTGACTTCTTAGTTCTAGGCATATCAAAGAACTCAACCAACATTATATTGGTGATTCTTTCTCCATCCTTAATTCGTTCCTTAATATAAGGAGGTGGAGTAAGTAATACTTCAAATACCATATAAGCATCGGGAGATAACTTCTCTTTCATATACTTATATAATAATTCAAGCATTTCTTCCTTAGCCTTAACTTCTTCATCGTCATCCTCTAACTCTTTATCATTATCAAATAAGTCTTCAAGTTTGAATAGGTTCTGATTGTATTCTGCAATCTCTCCATAGGCAAATCGAAGAAGCTTATTCTTAAATGTAGCAAGAGAAGAAAGGATTCTTGCTTTAAGATGTTCTTCACTACAAGTACCATAGTACTTATTAAAAACAAATAACATTTTATCCCAGAAATAAGAAGATATTATATCTGGAGTAAGGTTAAACCTTTTGTAATCAATCTGTTTGGTAAGGTTCCGAATAACTGGCTTACAAACTTTGTATAACCGATTAAACATTGCTTCATCATAATCCTGCATGGGTTTTAATCTATGAAGCTCTGAACCATTGTTTCCATTACATTTCCTCATATTCTTTAAGTATTTCGTTATGCAAATATAATAAATATATTTTATATAATATAAGAATATCAAAAAATTTCACCGAGCGGCTGAGGATAAGAAGACTAGATATTGTGGACATGAGTTCAGAACTACACGAGGACTATCAAAATCTATTAGTATATAATATTGCAATATAATAATGTATGAAAAAGAATAAAATTAAATTTAGTTTTGCACCTGACTTCCAGTTAGAGATTCTCAGGTTCATCATTCAAGATAAGGAAGGAGGTTTAGTACTAAGCAGAATAAAACCAAGCTACTTAGTACTTATCGAACATTCCTTAATATGTGAAGGTATACTTAAATACTTTAAGAAGCAAAGAAAGATACCATCACAGAATGTCCTTAAACAAGTACTCAGAGAAATGCTAGAATCCAAAAACTATGTTGACCTGGTTACTAAGGACGATATCCCAAACATCGAGAAGGTTATCAAAAATCTTTATTCAATTCAATTATCTGATTCAGAATATATTAAAGAGAAAATCTATCAGTTCTCTACTTATGTTGAAATGAAGAACTTAAATGATTCATTCGACTTAGATAACTTTGAACAGTACGAAGAATATTCTAGAAAGGTAGAGAAGGTTTTACAAAGAAGTAGACCTAAACAGGAGGATGAACCTTTATTCATGATTCGAGATGTTACTGAACGTCAATTTAAAAGGCAGGCAGAACCCTCAGTAGTACCATGCCCATTTAGGCAACTAAACGATTTAACCAATGCGGGAGGATTCCCAGGTGCATCAATCAATGTAATCTTGGATAAACCTAAAGCAAAGAAAACATTCTTCATGGTTAACCTTGCAAGAGGTTACCTTAGAATGAAGAAGTCAGTTTATTATGTGGATACAGAAAATGGTCAAGAACAAATCATGGACCGTTTCATTCAATCCAGTATCAATAAAACTAAGAAGGAATTATATACTGGAGATTATGATAAACTCGAGGCTAAGCATTTAAGAAAACTTGCAAGGTTTGGAGTTGAATTAATCGTTGAAAGAGTACCTGCATTAATTACTGACTGCAATTATATAAGGGAGAAGATACTTACTCTTAGGAGCCAAGGGATTGATATTAAGGTATTGATGGTTGACTATGCAGGGAAGCTTGCTTCTATTGCAAAGGATAAAGAGGATTTTGATAGAATCTCAAATGTATATATTGACTTACAGAATCTTGCTGAGGATTTGCATTTAGATGTTGTATGGACTGCTCATCATATTACTCGTGAAGGTAAGAAACACCAAGCAACTAAATATGATGAGAACGATATATCTGGTTCTATTGCAATTGTACGTAATGCTCAATTTATAATGGGTCTTAACAGTACAGAGCAAGAAGAGAAAGATAACATACTTCGTTCAGAGATTATAGTACAAAGGGATGGTCTTCCTTCAGGTAGAGCTCTATTCAAGTGTGATGTAGAAAGGCAAAGATGTACAGAGTTTACTAAAGAACAAAGAAAGAACTACGATGAACTATACGGTAAAAAACTTGAGGAATCTTTTAAGAAAGGTAATCCTGATGCTGATTCCAAGAAAAGAGAAAGGACAACGGGAGATATATAAATGCAAACTCGGTATTCATGATTGGGTAACTGAGCATTGGTGGGAAACCAGACAGAAACCCAGGAAGGCTATCTTTTCAAAGAAAGGCGGTAGGAAGAAGGCTCAGTATTATAATAAATATTGTACGAGAACCTATTGTAGAATCTGTGGTAAAAAGAAAAAGAGAAATGAGAACTAAAAAAGTAGAAGTAGTAAAAGATAGATGGACTGATGGATTAGCTTTGGAAATATCTCATAATGGATGGCAAACGACTTCCATTAGTAATCTAGATGTTGAGGATTTAAAGAGAATACGAAAAGTAATTCGTAAAGCAATTAGAAACCATGAAAATAACAAATCAGTTTAAGTCTAGACTTAAGACTTATTTTATTAAGAGGTTAGGTGCTTTTGAATATCGAAGAGGCTGGATGAAACTCCCAGTATGCCCTTATTGTCATAGGGAATTAAAAATGGGAGTTAACTTATCAATGTATAGAACCAATTGCTTTAGATGTAATGAACATCCGAATCCTTCTCAATTGGTTATGGATATAGAAGGATTCGATACATACCATGAACTAATTAATTTCTTAAATAGTGGAAAATTTGATGAGCTTGAATTTCACGAAGAAAAGGTTGAACTTGCAGAAGCTAAGCCTTTGTATCTACCCGAAGGATTCAGAATCCTTAACCTTGGCCAGTCACAAGTTGCAAAAAGCATTAGAGGATATGTCAAGAGCCGTGGCTTTGTCATCTCTGAGTTGTCTAAGCATGGAATTGGCTATGCGACAAAGGGGGCTTACTTTGGGTACCTCATTATACCCTTTTATTACAGAGGACAACTTAGATATTATAACGCGAGAAATGTTATCGGGCAAGGTCCTCGGTATAACAACCCTAACAAAAATATCACAGGAGTTGGCAAAGAATTTATCATATTTAATTATGATGCGTTGGAGATGTATAGGTCGGTATACATCTGTGAAGGTGCACTCAATGCCCTTACTATTGGAGATAGAGGAATTGCCACAATGGGTAAAGCTATATCTGGATATCAAGTCAATGAATTACTTAAATCCTCATGCGAAAGATTTATTATATTGCTGGACCCAGACGCCAAGAAATACGCAATCAATCTTGCGCTCAAACTTGTTGCCTATAAAAAAGTCAAGGTGGTGTTTTTACCAGAAGGAAAAGATGTAAACGATTTAGGGAGAAAGGAAACTCTTAGGTTAGTATATCAAACAAGGTATCAAAGTTATCAAGATTTAATTCAAATCCGAAACTCTTTGGAGTAAGGATTACCTATTATATTATATAACTTAAAATATTAATGATATGATGAAGATAATCGATTATGTAGTTAAGACTTCAATAGTTTTGGCTGCTCTTTTAATTATGGGATATTTCTTCCCAGTTGTAAGTTGGTTTGAAAAACCCCAACCAAGGAAGAATATGGTTTTCAGATGTGAGATGGTTGATGGTAAAGTTAGGGATTATACTTTAAACTTACCCGAAAATGTTACTTGGTATGTAGGTACCAATAGAGGTTCATATTATGTATCATTTGGTTCTCCCACTAAAAACCTTTATGGGAAGAAATGCCCAATAGATAATAACGAGGGTTGTATTAATGGTGTTTTAGTTTGTAATAGAGTAAAATGAGAGAACCCAGTATTCACATTACTAAGTCTCAATTTGAGGAAATATTAAATACCTTAGAGGTAGATAACTTCCCAGTTGAGGCTTTTTTTGTTATTGCACGAAAAGAGGCAATAAATACTAGAGCAGTGGTTGTTTCTAATAAAGGGACAACTAAGAAAGTAACTAATATATTACTAGCATCTAAGGGTAATGCTTCCCTTGTTGCCGATATATTATATGCTACTCGTATAAAGCTTAAGCATAGAGGAGTTCGTAAAATAAACGAAAGTAATACAAGGGAATGGGCTTTATGTAAAAAGCTTGCTGAGATATGTAATACCTTTTGTGAGGATTTTAAATTTGATACTCGGGAAGGATTTATTAAATACATTGAGACTGGTTTAAAGAGGATGACAGATTATCGTAATGTTATGCAAAGGTTAATATCCATGCAGGATAACATTACTAATCAAACAGAAGCTGAGATTAAATTACAGTCAGCAGATTTAGAACTCACTGCTAAGGTACATGATTACTTTGTAAGTAAGATTGCTAAAGCAACTGGTATATATGAATCATATGAAAAGAATCCTGAAAAGTATGTTCACTTTGCTTATGTAGCAGCATTCTTAGAGGAAGAAGGTTGGGATTATAAGGATTTCATAGATGCTCAGTTTGAATCTCTAGCATGGTGTAATGGTCTACCAGATATTGCTCAGTTATATACTGATAAAGCAGTAGAAAGGTATAATAAGTATTTATATAAAAATAAGAATAAAAAATCCTTAGAGGAACCTCAAGTTGAAGGCTCTCTCTGGGATAAGATTAATAATTAAAACATAACGTTATGAAAGCTTTAAAATTTTTAGGTAACAGAGTAGAGGATGCAGCTAATGCTTTTATTGATGTCCTCAAGTATTCGGACCAGTCAGTAGATTATCCTGATTTCAAGGACATTGAACCTTGGCCAGAGGATATTGTTAATATGTTCAAGGATGCACTAAAGGATAAACCTTTCTCTGAGATTAGTGCTATCCTTATGTATACTCAACAGTCGTCAAGGTTTGAACCCATTGCAGAGTTAATGCTTGGTATTGGTTTGGTAGAAATGAGACATTACGACAAGTTATCGGATTTCTTACAGAAAGCAGACCCTCATGAACAGGATTCTGTTATGGATATCTATCCTAAAGTGGAAATAGGTTTTTCTCCTGAAAGTGCTTTGAAGATTGCCTGGAACTCTGAGATAGAGACCATTGGCAATTATAAGAAAATTATGAATAGTCTAGCCTTATATAGTGAACGGGCTGATTATGATGATGTGATGTATTTGTTGAATAAGTTAATTGCCGATGAAGAACATCACATTAAGCTTATCAAGGAAGCTATGGGAGTAGATGATTCTACTAAGAAAGGTGTAACTGTAATTATCAAATGAGTAGGATAATTATACAGAATGGGAATATGTGCGAACTTGACTTACCTCTTAAGTTCGCACAGAAACTCTATGCAGAGTTTGCCATTCGTCATCCAAATGCTTTCTACTTACGTACAAGGCAAAGAGGTATGCAGAACTGGGATGGTAAAATTCATTACGTTAATAAGCATGGTGAATTTAAAATAGGTTTACTTCCTGCAGTATATGAAAAGTGTATTGAGTATGGAATTAAACCTAAAGTTGTAGATATGCGACAACCTTTACCTAAAGTCAGTAAAGTTGTTACGAAGATAGGAGAATATAAATTAAGACCAGAACAAGAGAAGGCTGTTAAAGCAGTAATCAATAACAAGGTAGGTAAGGTACCTTTTCAGATTGGTGTTTTAGATTACACCGTTAATGCAGGTAAAACTCTTATCATGTCGTCTCTTTATCTATCCTATAAGAAGCAGTTAAAGACTTTGCTAATAACTAATGACTCTGACTGGTTGAATCAAGCTAGAGATGAATTTAAGAAATACCTACCAGGAGAACAGATTACATTTGTTCAAGGTAAAGTATTAAACTGGAGCAATTTTACCATTGGTATGGTTCAATCTATTTCTCGTAACATGAGATTCTATCAGAATGAATTGGCAAAGATAGATATGGTTTTGGTAGATGAGGCTGACCAAGCGGGTAGTAAGCAATATCAAAATGTACTTACTCGTTTATTTAATACCAGAGTTCGTATAGGATTATCTGGTACCATTTATATGAGTAAGCTTGCCAAAGATAAAGTAAAGAACATGAATCTTGAAGTATTCTTTGGTAAAGTACTTGCTGAGTTTAAACTTAAGGATTCTATTAAGAAAGGTTATTCAACTCGTACAATCGTAAAGATGGTACCAAGTAAACCCTGGTATGGTAATTGGGAATCTGAAGAGATATCTTATAAGGAAATATATGATGATTCTATTACCTTTAATAAGTATGCAAAGAGAATGGTTTATTCTCGACTTAAATGGAATCTTAAACAAGGTAGGTATCCTGCACTCGTAGTATGTAAATTTATTGCACACTGTGAGAATTTATGCAAATACTTTAAAAAGAAACTAGGAAGCAAATATAATATTGCCTGTGTGCATGTAGATACTCCTTCAAAGATAAGACAACAAATAATGAAGGATTTTAGGGAAGGTAAGATTGATATCTTGGTTTCAACTACAATCATTGCTCGAGGTAAAAACTTTCCTAAGCTTAGGTATTTACTTAATGCTGCCAGTATGGATAGCCAAGAAAAATCTATTCAATTCCTGGGTCGTTTGGTTAGAACTGATTCCTCAAAGAAAAAGGTTTACCTTGATGACTTACATTATCCAGGTCCTTATCTTAATAGGCATGGTAAACATAGGAAGCAGTATTATCAAAAACAAGAATTAAAAGTTATTCTGTTAGAGAAGATATGGAAGAATCATCCTATTCATTCTTTATGAGAATACCTTACTTAATCTGTTCTATTAAGTACTATGGATAATTACTTTTTCCGGTAGGAGGAAGTAATTAATCTAATAGAGGGACATAGGGCATTAATCATTAAATTAAAAGATATGGAATACTTACTAATACTAACAGTACTGGGAGTGATAATCGGAATACTTTATCTCTATTCATCTCAGTATGATTATGATGTATACAAATACAAATGTCATCATTGCAAGAAGAAATTCAAAGAGAGTGATATAAAGGATTTAAGAGGTCCTTGGCATACTAAGGATTGGACTTGTCCTCATTGTAAATATCAAAATGTAACACTTAAGAGTTATGATTACTAAGTTATATAAGGAATTTATCGATAAGATACTTAGAATTGGAGAGGAACAAACTCCTCTCCATGTTTTTAACTGTACTACTCTGGTATGGGTATCAGATATACAATCAATCCAGGTAATGGCTAATGAATACAAGGTATATTTTGATTTATCTTTCTGTTCAGGACTGCAGGTTAGAGTACTAACTTATACTGACTCTCGTTACTCACAACACTTGGGTGATATCAGGAAACTATTTATAAATGCAATTGGACATTCCTACTTACCTCTGTATGAGTCGGAATTGAAGATTGGAGATTCAGTCATAAGACTAACAGAAAAAAAAATAGATGATTAATTATGGCAAAGAAAAAACAAATGCTTCCCGACTTAACCAAGCAGGATATCCTAACACCCTTGGATATCTCTCAATTGGGAAGTAATGGAGACCCATGCTTTGGTATTGGGTATGATTTATCCACTAAAGAATGTAAATTATGCGGAGATTCAGAACTGTGTGCATTCAAGATGTCCCAGAACTTGAATATTACAAGGAAAGAATTAGAACAGAAGAATCAATACAAAGATTTGGATGTATTAGAAGACACGGTTGGTATCAAGAAATTCATCCGAAGCTTGATTCGGAAAGGGAAAGACAGAAAAGAAATTATCTCAAAGACAGTTGAGAAATTCGAAGTACCAAAGAAACGTATTAGAGAACTTTATAAAGAATGCAATGGGAAAAGTAGGTAAGTTAAGAATGATATGGGCAATGTTTAAGTTATATCTTAATAACCCAAATTATTATGTACGGCAGGACGATGTTCTTGCTGATTTGTTTATGCAGGGTGAATATGACGTAGAAAGATTCTGTCATTCACTCGGAGTAACTCCTCAAAGAGGATTAACCTTTGGACAACTTTTAAAACAATGTAATATATTATGAACAGATTCAGATTTATTAAAGTAAGAGACGTAAAGACTCCATCGAGAGGTAATGCAGGTGATGCAGGTTTGGATTTCTATATCCCAAGAAACTTGGACCCTCAACAATTGATTCAAATCGAGGCAAACCAGTCTCCAAATAATTTTACCCCAGATTTTGTATTGGGAGTAAATACAACTACCAACTTCGTAACTGATATTCAAATCTACCCGGGAGGGAGAATCCTTATCCCATCAGGTATTAAACCTCTTATCGAACCTCAAGAGTCTATGCTCATGGCAGCTAATAAGTCTGGGCTTGCTTCTAAAAAAGGTCTTCTGTATACTGCAGAGATTGTAGATTCTCCTTATGTAGGAGAGATTCATATTGGTATAATCAATCTCAGTCGAGTAATACAGACTCTAAAGGTGGATGAGAAAGCAACCCAATTTATTCATGTACCAATCTATCTCACAGAACCCGAGGAGATTCAATCAGAAGAATTTTATTCTGAATCTCAAATGTGGGGAACAAGAGGTGAAGGTGGATTTAATTCAACAGGAAGTAAGTAATGGACATACGTAATATCAAGGAAATCGTACCTTCTTTAGAAGTAGGTACGTATTTACAATCTATGTATTCTCTTTCGTTAGAACAATTAGATGGCTACAGGCAAATAGAAAAGCTACCGGATTATCCGGTTGATATCAATAATCATCAAAATCAGGTAGTTCTTAAGGATTTTATTGCCCGGGTTATCGAAGAACTAATGGAGGGTTATGAATCTACCTCTGAGGTAGTAAAGATATGCCACAAGTGGGGATGGAATATTGACCAGTTAACAGAGGATGAATATACTCAGGTACTCAACCATTTGCAGAATGCCAATGAAGAACAGGGAGATGCTCTGGGATTCCTATTCACTTTGTTCCACTTTGCAAATATACTACCAGAAGATATCTTCTCCTGGGGGACGTCTTACGTAGTCGATTACTCTGACTTCAAAGTAAAGGAATTGAAGGACGTAATTACACTGGGTATAGCCATGGTTACCGAAGGTAGTATTGGTTTAGTTAATCGGTTTAATATGATTGATGAAGACCATGAATCAGTAAAAGATTATACTCCTGGGTTTAATACCTTAAGTGAAGCATCTCACGAAGAAGAGAAGGTATTATTATTCAATGTAGTATATGAATTGAATATTGCAAGGAATCTTCTTAAGTGTAGACCTTGGAAACAAACCCAGGTAATGACTAAGGAATTAGATTTTCAGTATTCTTTGGTAAAAGCTTTCTACCTATATATGGGATTCTTGGGATTACAAGGATTTTCAGATGAATCAATCTATAGGTTATTCTTTAAGAAACAAAGACTTAACCTCTGGAGACAAAAAACAAATTACTGATGAGTGGATGGAATAGAAAATTAGAGGGTCTTCAATCTAATACGGAGGAGACCCTCCACTCTTTGGAGTTTGCTACTTCACAAGAGGCATGGGAGAAATTGAACGAGGCTTTCTTAAGATTAGACCCCGTTCTTTTTGATAAGGGTGCTACTGCAAACAGTGGAGTTGCAGTAGCATACAATGTGTTTATAAAAATACGTAAAGCATGGGTAGACCCAGACTTTGATTATGGCAGGTGTTTTAATTACAAAGAAACTAAGTGGACGAGCTTATTGAATAATTATATCGATTTTAATAAGTTAGACCTCTTACGTAGCAAATTAAGAATCCTGAAGAACAAATATAATCAGAATTACAATGTTACGTATATGTTCAATAATCACCATGATAACGGTAAACAATGTTTAATTGCTGCAACTTTTTCCAAGAGATTTCAGGAGGACATCCCAGTTATTACAATGGTAATTAGAGCATCAGAGATTACAAAGAGGTTAATATTCGACTTCCTATTAATTCAACGGATGGCCGAATATGTGTATGGGCCGGACCAGTCAGTACAAATCAACCTATTTGCGACTCAAATGTATGGGAATGTAGAGACACTCTTAATGTACTCGGCTTATAAACCTCTTAAGAAAGTAATTAAGGGTATAGATAATCCTTGGACTAAAAGAGTTAAAGAAGTTTATAAGAAAATCCAAAATGGTACAGAAAAGGAATGGTCTTCATTTAAGGTATTCTTTAGGAGTTTTAAAGTACTTCGTCCGGACTTATATGAATACCAAGCTTTGTTAGCAAAGGACTTGCTATTAGAATATGAAGATATAGAATATCCAGAAAATGTGATATCCTATTCTCAACGTAAAGCATATAAGAAGAAACTTTTAAAGAAACAGAAGAATGAGAATCTACAGTAATTCTTTTGAGTTAATGTCAGAACTTGGCAGAGAACTCAACAGTTACGGTCAAACTGTAAAACCAAAGACCTATCAGAATAAAGTAATTGAAGGTAATGAGGAATTTGAGACAAAGGAACTCATTTGCCAACAATATTGCTTAACTTCACTCGGAGACCCGGTATGGTTATTTGTATTCTCGCATTCAAAAGAATGGGCAGATGCTGAGTTTGAGGAAAGAATTGGTTGGTACGAATTAAATCCGGGTAAAGCTTGGGAACTGAGAAAAGATTTATGGGAACAGTTCTTGGTGAATGGTAGATTTGATTATACTTATCCAGAACGTATTTGGAATCAATTATATCTGTATGGTAGTACATCATTCAATTGTGATTCTGCCATGCAATCTGTTATCGAACTCCTTAAAAGGGATAATGATACTCGTAAGGCAGTACTCCCTATATTTCATGGTACAGACTTAAGATTCCTTGATGGAAGTAAACGTATTCCCTGCTCTATGTATTATGATTTCCTTATTCGTCAGAATGGTAAAGGAGAGAAGGTATTACATATTTGTTATCACCAAAGGAGTTCAGATTTTGCCCAACATTTCGGTAATGATATATATTTAGCTTGGAGATTAATGGAATATGTAGCTAAAGAAGTAGGAGTAAAGCCTGGTTATCTATATCATACCATAGATTCATTACATATATACAAAAAAGACTGGCATTTCTTATCTTGTAATTTAGAGGATTTGAAAGATGACTACTAAGTATTCAAATATAAAAGGATACCCTGGATATTATATATCTAAAAGGGGTATCCTTTTTACTTCTATTAAAAGAGTAGGAGTTAAAGGGAAAGGAGAAGGTAGGAAAGGTACTACTACCGTGATTTCTAATACTTGGAGAAAAAAGTATGTATCGTTAAAATCTAATGGCTATTTACAATGTACACTTTTTAGAAAGAGGTTTTATATACACAGGCTAGTATACGAAGCTTGGATTGGTAATATACCAAATGGGTATGATATTGACCATATAAATGGTATAAAAACCGATAATCGAGTATCTAATTTAAGAGCGGTTTCAAGGTCAGAAAATTTAAAACATAATTATGAATTAGGTTTTAAGGGCTCTAATTATATACATACTTTTTCTGATAAAGAGAGGAATCTAATAATGATAGACCATAAAGAAAAGGGTCTTAGTATAAAGAAAATATCCATTAAGTATGGATATTCTAGGTACTTTATTCATCGGGTATTGAAAGGAGTTAGATAATGGAGACACGGTATACAATAATTAAGAACAAAAGAGAACTCAAGAAACTCATTGCTTGTTGTAAAGCAACTGGTTATGCTTGCTGTGACTATGAAACTAATGCTGAACCAATCTATAATAAAAGTTTCAAGCCAACTATTCTTTCAGTATCTTGGATGCCAGGGTTTGGTGCTTCTATTCCTTTAGACCATTTCCAAACAAAAGAATATACTTCACCGGGATGGAACTGGAAGAAGATGTTAAGGAAATTTGGGGAAGAGATTATTGAGAATTATGATATTGTAAAGGTTGCATGGAACTGGAAATTTGATGACCAGATTAATCAAAAGTATCGTATCTATTATAGAGGTACATGCTTAGATGGTATGCTTGCAAAATATGTTCTCAATGAAGAAAAACCTCACGGGTTAAAGGATATGGTTAGAAGGTATCTACCCGAATATGGTGATTACGAAAAGCAAGATAAATTCGATAAGATACCCTGGGATAAAAAAGAATTAGACCCATTATGTAAATATGGTTGTCAAGATACAGACTTTACATTACGATTAATGATATTCTTTGAGAAGAAGTTAATTGATTTAAAGATGTATTCTGTATTCCGTAATTTATTTATGTGTAATTCCCGGGTATTAACCTCCGTAGAGAAAGAGGGATTATACCTTGATAGAGATTTCAACCAGAAATTACTTGAGGAATATAAACCGAAGATTGATGCTGCTAGACAAGCAATATATGATTTACCAAGGGTAAAGAAGTTTACCAAGAAATATAATCAAGATAAAATAGAAAGGTATATCGAATCTATTGAGGCTGAACTTGAAGAGTTAGATTATAATGACCCAAAAGATAAACGTAAGATTGATTCAAGGGAACAAAAGATATCAAACATTCGTGCAGGTATATTCACTACAAAGAAAGAGCAAGAACTTATAAGACCTCTTAATCTTGGTAGTCCAGTTGATTTACCCCAACTTATGTATTCAGATTCTGGTTTTAAATTTCCAGTAATTAAAAATAATGAATCAGGTAAGCCAAGTACGGATGAAGATACACTAGTTGAATTAAGGTTAACCGTAAAAGACCCAGAATCCCCAAAAGCAATATTCCTTGATAAGCTACTTGAATTAAGAGGTTTACAGAAAATGTATACTACCTATATTGAAGGTTGGCATGAAAAAGTCCAAGATGATTCTCGATTACATGGTAGGTATAATATACATGGAACAGATTCTAATCGATTCAGTTCTACTGACCCAAATATGCAGCAAATACCAAAGACATCTGTAGACCCAAATATTAAGAAACAATTAGTTGCTCCTCCGGGTTATTTATATATGGCATTCGACTATTCTCAAGCAGAATTAAGAATGATGGCTCATCTATCTGGAGACGAAACTTATTTGGAAGCATTTGCCAAGGGAGTAGACCCTCATCTTGGTATAGCAGCAGCAAAATACGGTGTATCAATCGAAGAAGCAAGTAAAGCTTATGAAGATGAAACACATCCCGATTATAAGTTATGGAAGGTAAGGAGAAAGCAAGCTAAACAGATTGCATTTGGACTTATTTATGGAATTGGTAATAAATTGCTAGCAGTTAAATTATCTGACCCAAAAGCAGGTATTATAGTTACACCAGAAGAAGCAGCAAAGGAAATGGAAGTATTCTTTGGTCAACATCCTAAGATTAGGAAGTTTAAAGAGAAACAAGAGAAATTCCTTCGTAAGCATGGGTATTACACACAGTTATTTGGTACTAAACGAAGACTCCCACAAATATATTCAAATGACAAGCAAGAAGTTGCTTATGCAATTCGTTTAGGTCTTAACTTCCCCTGTCAAGGTGCTGCAGCAAATATGACAAATTTTGGAGCTATCCTTGTTTATTGGTTAATGAGACAAGGTAAATTACCCATGATGAAAGAAGCTTGTACAGTACATGATGCTGTATATATGTATTCTAAACCTCAAGATATTAACACCTGGACTGTATATACAATCTGGAATATCCTACGTAACCCAAGTACGAAAAGGTATTTCGGATTTCAAGTTGATGATGTTGATATGGACATGGACTTTACCATTGGTAGAACTATGGCAGAGGAATTACCCTTTATCCCTGGGTATGATTATAATAAGATGTTACAACCCGATTTCTCAGTAGAGGAATATATGGCTGAACATAAGAAATATAAACATATCCATATTAAGCAATTTAAAGAGAGATTTAATAAACAAATGAAGGCTTATGAAAAAGATTTTGAACGGACCCACGATTTACCGAGCTAAATGCCCATACTGTGATTGTGAATTTGAATATGACTACTCAGAAGTAGATTCATCCACTTTTGCTGATTGTAAATTAGTTAAGTGCCCAGGTTGTAATAGGTATCTTCATCATAAAGAAAATCCAAAATCACATACAGAAGTGAAGAAAGAGGATACTATGACAACATAAATAATAAAATATTATAAACTATGGCAACTGAAGAACAAATAATGGATACAAATAGGCTATCATCTTTAACCTATATGATATCTGCCTGCTTAGAGTTCTCTATTCAAAATCTCAATCGTCAATTAGACCTATGTAATTTGAGATTAGTCGGTAGAGATAAAATGGTATTCAACCGAGTTAGGTCTCAGATAGAGCAACTTCAATCAAATCTCAAACTATTAGAGGATTTGGCATTTGGTGTAATGAAGGACGAAGATGCAAGGTTAGCTTATGAAGATGCTACTCATATTTATTGGGCTCTGTTTATGACTTTAGTAGATAGAGGAGGAACAGATAATTTATGTGATTTAAGATTCAAAGCTTTAATCGATATAATTGGTAAGTATGAATCTATTCTTCACTTGCCTGGTTTAGATACTGCATACCATTGTGCATTTGCTCAGGTATCTAAAGCAATTCAAGAAGGTAAATATTCAAAAGAAGATTTTAAGAATTTATTGAAAGTACATGAAAACGGAACTGAAGAAACTAAGGGTTAAATTCGAAGGTAATATCATAACCATAGATATTGCTAAGGAATTATCCATTAATGAAAATATCATTAATTCTCAGTTAAGGGAATCCCCAACTAGTTATTATATACTTTGCTCATTAAGAGATAAGTATATTAAAGAAAGGGATGCTCTAGCAAGAGAAAAGGATGAAGCTTATTCTGCTGCTTGGATATTTATTAAAGAATCTAATGAAAGGTTCAATAATGATTACGTTGCTCATAAGGCTAATATATCTCCCAAGTATAAGTCAATATATCAACGGTATTTAAAAGCAGTAGAAAAGGCTAACAAGTATATTTCAATATGTAGAGCTTATGAGTCTAGAGAGAATATCTTGAGGACTATTAATGCCAACATGAGGAAGCAACAATAATAACTATAAGTAATTACTAACTTTTAAAAACGAATTAGAATATGAATTATTCATTAACTTTCATCTCTGCTATGGTAGCAGATCAGTTTGACAAACAATTACCAGGATGTCCAACTGAAAACAGGGTTCTTATCTTATCACCAAAAGAAGTAAACCAAACTCGTTCTGGGCTTATTATCCCGGAACAAGTAAAAGAGGGAGTTCCTCGTAAGGGAGTTATAGTTAAACTCGGGGAGATTACCGAAGAATATAGAACCTATCGGGATTTGGTGCAAATAGGTAGAATAGTTACCTATGGTTTGTATGCAGGCAAGGAAATGGAATTTGAAACAGATAAGCTTACCCCAGGCTTACAACAACTTTTGGAAAAGAACACTTTAACGGTGTTGAGTATGAATGAGATAATTTACTCAGAACCAAATAATAACGATTGATATGGCACTTGACAAAAAGAAAAAGAAGAAAGTTTCATCAGATGGACTTTCTACAAAAGAAAAGATGCTAGCTAGAAAGAAACAGTTAGAATCTAAGGGAAACGGAAATGGTTTGGTATTCCCTAAAGAAGGTACTTTACGTATGAGAATCAAATCTCCGGGAGATGACCAGGAATTGGGTATAGAAATTGTTCAGTTCTATCTTGGAGGTAATCTGGGAGGAGTAATATCTCCGGCTACTTTTGATGAACCATGCCCCTTCATGGAAAAATACCAGGAATTGAAAAACTCAAAGGATGAGGATGACAAAGAACTTGCAAAAACCCTTGTACCAAGAAGAAGATATGTTATCGGTGGTCCGGTCTATGCAGACGAAAAGGGAACTAAATTTGATTACGAGGGTAAAGATAAGGGAGTTCTAGTTCCACGCTCTGTTTATCAGGATATTATTGACTTATACCTTGATGAGGACGAAGCTGGTGATATGACAGACCCAAGAAATGGATATGATATCAAAATTATCCGTTCTGGTTCTGGTAAGCTTGATACAACTTATTCTGCTCGTGCTTGTAAACCAACTAAGTTGGACAAGAAATACCAAGGTACAGTAGACCTTGAAGGTATAGTTCGTTCTCAAATTAAATCTTATGATGAATTGGAAGAACTTCTTGCTAAGTTCTTAAATGAAGATCATGGAGGAGATGATGATGAGGATGACAAACCAAAGAAAAAGACAAAAAAGAAAGGTATTCACAGAGACCATTATATGGAGGATGATGAACCCAAAAAGAAAAAGAAGAAACGTTATAAATCAGATATTTAAAGGTTAGTTAAACATATGGTTTCATTCGAAGGTGGTAATTAGATTCGTTCAGTTATCACCTTCTTTAGTCTAAATACATTACATTATGGTATCAAAAGAATATTGGGCAAACTTATCAGATGAAGATAAGTCAAAGATTATAAGAAGATTTTGTGAAATTAATGATATTGGGCCAGACTTTGATTATGCAAAGGTGAGGGATTTTTCTGAAAGGGTTAAACAGAAATATAAAGAATCTGGAATATACAGAAATAATCAATTTTGGGAACATCCTGTTTTAATATTGGAATTGGTAGACCCTCTTATGGCAGAAATGATATTATCATGGATGTATGCCAAAGTAGAATTACCCAATGGAGAGAGGTCTGAAGTACCCTTCATGGGATATCACATAGTAGAACTTGTATTCGACAAAGTTAGTCTCATGAAGTTTACCGATGAAGAGAAAAACGTATTGAATCAGGCAATGAATATTTTAAAATCAAGAGGAATTTAATATGGCAAAGAAAACTAAGGTTGGTTTAAAGGTACCAACAAAAAATGAGATATTAAAGAAATATGGTAGTATCATGAGATTGGCTTCAGATACAGTAGAATCAAACTTATGGTTACCCTCTACTTTTTTTGCTCTCAACTATACATTTGGTGGTGGTATACCATTTGGTAAAGTACTTGAAGTAGCTGGAGAAGAATCCTCTGGTAAATCCCTTATTGCATATAACTTTGCATATACTTGTCAACAACTTGGTGGGCATGTTATATGGGTAGATGCCGAACAGTCTTGGATGAACTCTTGGGCAGAAGCTAATGGAGTAGACCCAGAAAAAGTTACGGTATTAACAGATACTCGAATCGAGTATATTTCTGACGCAGTAGCAGATTTAGCAATTTACTTACGTTCTCAATTAACTAATAATGAACCGATTCTCTTAGTGATAGATTCTATTGCTGCTATGGATTGTGCAGATAACATAGATTCTAAAATGGTAGAGGGTAAGGCTGAAATGGGAGGTAGAGCAAAAGCTCTTTACAAATACTTCCGTATCAGAAGTGAATTATTCTATAGATTAGGAGTTACACAGATTTACATTAACCAATTAAGAACTGCTTTAAATGTCGGATTTGGAAAAGATAACACAACTACTACAGGAGGTGCAGCACTTAAGTTCTACGCTTCAATCAGAGCTGCCTTTTACTCAGGCAAGTCTATCACTGTTAAACAGAAAGGTAAAGAACGGAAAGCTGGTAAATTGGTCACAATCCGACTTATTAAAAATAAAGTTGCTCCTCCAAGACCTACAATCAGTAAGTGCCCGGTTTACTTCAATCCTAAGTTCCATGAAGTAGGTTTTGATAGATGCTATGCTCTTGAGGATGTATTGGTAGAAAATGATATCATAGAAAAATCTTCAGGTGGAGTATATAAGTTCAAAGGAAAAACTCTTGCAAGAGGTGAAGAGAAATTCCAAAAGCTTTTGGAAGAGGATGATGAACTTCGTCGTAAACTATTAAAGAAGGCTGAGATAAATACTATCGGTACAACTAGAAAGAAGATAGTAGCATTGACTACTAATTTATATCCAGTAGATGGAGTAGAATATGAATCATTTAACGAATCGGATGACGAGGAGGAAGACGATGAGTAAGAAAACAGTATTATTGATTGATGGAGAGAACATTCTCCATCAATCTTTTCACAAGTTCGAGAAACTTAAATCCACAGACGGTAAACCAAGTGGAGCAATATTTGGATTTTTCAAATCACTTCACATGTATCTTACCAGGTTTGAACCCAACGAAGTAGTTATAACCTTTGATAACGGTCATTCACCGGTAAGAAATAAGTTATTGCCCAACTATAAGGGACACAGAAAAAATATATCGGTTGATTATGAATCCTTGCAAATACAAAAGGCAATCATAATGAAGATATTGGGTATGCTAAGAATTTCTTATATATTTGATAAAAGGAATAAAACTCAATATGAGGGAGATGATTTCTTAGCATACCTAGTTATTAATACTTATCGTTCGGATAATGTAATCTTGGTATCATCAGATAAGGATTTTAATCAACTGCTAAACAAAAATGTTAGAATATTAAATCCAAGAAAAGACGAAGTTATTCGAATGGGTAATTGTAAGGAGTTATTCGGTTATCATTCCCATGAGACAGTTGAATACCTTGCAATGGTAGGTGATACTTCCGATGATATCCCTGGTTTTAAAGGTATAGGTCCAGTAACTGCAAGAAAGATATTAGATGAGTATAAATCAATCTACAAATACTTGGAAGCTAAACCTAATAAAGAGTACCAAGAAGCTTGGGAAAGGAATCGTAAGTTGATTGATTTATTCTGGTTTGTAGGTAATGTCCCTTTAGATAAGATACCTCTCAAGAGAAAGAAGACTTTCAACTATGATAAATTTAGGAAACTGTGCATAGAGTATTCTCTTGCTTCGTTCCTAACTAAAGAATTTATTAAACCATTTAAAGAGTTATCCGAATGAAAATAATGTTTGCAGGTGCAAGTGGAGTTGGGAAAACCACTTTAGCAAAAGAAGTTCCCGGGATGATTAAGTTTGATGTAACAGAATACCCTCCAGTATTGGATTTTATATCTGGTAGTGTATCAGACTTAATACCTAAAACAAAGGATATGTCTCATAAAGAGATGTTAGAAAGGGATTCAAAGGATTTGTTACTCGAAGATTTTCAGGTAATGAACCTAAGAAACAAAATGTTCAGAGATAGGGATAGATTTGTTACAGATAGAAGCTATCTTGATTTAGCTGCCTATTTCTATTACAAGCAAGCCAAGAATGTTCCTAAATGTGAAATGGAACACTTTTTCGAAACTTGCAAGATGTTACTCAATCAACAATGTACTCATCTTATCCTATTAGACTTTACTACTGCCATGGTAAAGGAATGGGTTATGGAAGATAATGGTAAACGAATAGATAACAATTACTTCCAGTTCTTAATATCTTCTATAATGGATAACGTATTGAACTTGTGGGGATTCTTACCTACTAAGGAAATATCTTCTATTTATAAGAACATTTTTAAGAATCAACTCTTGGAATACGGTGCAACCGAGGGAGTAATCAAATCAATATATGGTGAAACTAAAGTTCTCTGTATAAGAGAAGCTAATTTGGATATTCGTAAGAAACTTATTATTGATTTTCTTCATGAGTAAAGAAGTAGTATTTATAGCATTCTCGGATTTGCACATCAATTTATGGGCAAAATTCAATGAGAACAACAATAGGACCTTGAATAGTATCAAGGTCCTTGACGTTATTGCAGGTCAATGTGAAAAGTACAAATGTCCTGCTTTGTTTTGTGGAGATTTATTTCATAAGCCAGAATCAATTGACCAAGATTTAGCAATATTCGTTGCTGAACAGTTTGATAGGTTAGAGAGTAACTATCCAAAATTCAAAATGATTTATATAGACGGGAATCACGATTTGAAATCTGTAAATCGTATTGATAGGATAACTAAGGGATGGCCTTTTGTATTTCATAAGAATTTTATGAGCTGTGTTAATCTAACTAGAATCAAATGGTGTTCTTATGGAGATTACCACATTTATGGGGTTCCATACATTGATAATAATGTAGGTTTAAGTGAATATCTTAAGAAACTAAAATTAGATAAGAATGTAAGGAACATACTTCTTCTTCATACTGACTATCCCGGAGCAAAGGATACCGATGGTAGGGAAGTTGATTCTGTAGAAAATCTCAATGTAAATATCTTGAATCGATTTGACTTGGTATTATGTGGTCATATACATAAACCTCAAAGACTATCAAAGAAGGTTTATATGATAGGAGCACCTAATCATCAAAGGAGAACAGATAGAGATTGTAAATTGGGTTATTGGAAGATTTATTCAGACTTATCAATGCAATTCGTACACCTTAAGCAATTTCCTAAATTCGTAGATGTAGAATCTGAGGAGGATATTAAGGATGATGGCAATTATTATACCGTTTTACCTAAGAAAACTAGTAACTTAGTAAATACTAACCATAAAATTACTAAGCAACTTTCTAAGAAAGCTCTAGCAAGGAAGTATCTTAAGGAAAAAGGTATAACTGAACAAGATAAGAAAGAACTACTGATTGACATACTTAAAAAAGCTGAATCATGTTAACATTTACAACAATGAACGTAGTAGGATTCTGTTCAATAGAAAACCTACATATACCTTTAAACCCAAGTTGTACCATACTTATCAAGGCACCGAATGGTAAAGGTAAATCAACTATCTTATCGGCATTGGTATGGGCAATATATGGTAAAAATCTAAAAGGAGTATCAGAAGTAACTACCTGGGAAAAGGTAAGACCTAAAGATTACCAGGGAGTAATGGTAGAGGTATTCTTTCAAAAAGGAGAACATATCTATAAAATTATCAGATGCCAGAAATGCAATATAGTTCTTGAGGATGGAGCTAAAGGTAAAGATAGGCTTATCCTTATGAAAGACAACGAGGTAGTGAATGTAAAGGGTAAGAATAAACTCCAAGATGCCATTAATGCAGAACTTGGTTTATCCTATACTCTATTCATGAACTCCATTATGTTTGGGCAGGGTATTAAAAGATTGATACAAGAATCTAATTCAGATAAGAAGAAGATATTCGAAGAAGTATTTGATTTAGAATTTCTTAACATTGCCAAAGGTATAGCTATGCAGGATAAAAATAATCTATTAGCTCAGGCAAACGAAGTAGAACACCAATCTGCTTTATTAAAGAAAGAACTTGAAGCAAATAAGGAAGCTTACTTTGATTTACGTGATAGAGAGAAAGGTTTCAAAGAAAAAATAAAGTCAGAACGTAGAGAATTAAAGAAAGATAGGGAAGACCTAACTAAGCAACTTATTAAAAAACAGCAACAACTTAAGGACGAGGTAGAGCAGAGTCTTAGGATTAAGATTAAGAAACATACTGATTATGTAGATGGTCTTAAATCTAAAATAAAACACAACCGTAATATTTCAGGAGTATCATTACCGGATTTTGTAAAGAAACTCAAGATACAGTTAGATAAAGGCCACTACAAACGTGCTAAAGAGAGCGTAGATATTATCTATAAAGCAATTATAAACTCAGACAAACTACAAGAAGAATATGAGGATGCTCTGGGTAGATTGGATGAGTTGAGAACTACGAATGAGAAGTATAAGAGACTTCAAAAAGAATGCGATGATATTGCTTCTGATATTGCTGATATTGACGAGGAGTTGGAAAAGCTCAAACAAGAGAAACTTAAGGTTATGTCTCCTAAATATAAAGAGAAACTTAAAGAGATTAGAAAAACTCTTCGTAAGGTAGATGAGGATTACCACAATAAAGAGTTGGAGTTAGAAAACTACAATTGGTTAATCAATGACCCTCTCGGTAACAACGGAATAAAGGCTTACTTATTCGATTCATCACTGGATATGTTAAATAGAACCCTTGATAAATACTCTCAAGTATTGGGATTTAGGATTGAATTTAACATAGACCTGGGTACTGCTAGAAAAGAATTTTTTACTTTAATTGAAAGAGATGGGCAAATTATTGATTACGATGAACTTAGCGGTGGAGAAAAACAATTGGTAAATGTGGCAATGGCATTTGCAATGAATGAATCTCTTACAATGTCTAAGGGTATAAACCTTGCCTTTTTGGATGAGGTATTCGAATCATTAAGCTCTGATAATGTAGAAGTAGTAACCTCTTTAATCAGACATACTTTTGCAGATAAAACCCTATTCTTAATTACTCATTTAGATTCTCTTCCTCTATCAAATACGAAAATCCTGCAAGTCGAAAAAGTCAATGGCCTAAGTAGTTATAATTTACTATAATGTTATAACTACAAGACATTAACCTATGAACTCAAAAAATAAAGGAAACAGATTTGAAAGAAAAATAGGAGCCTGGTTTACTCAGTGGACTGGGTTCAAATTTGAAAGGAATCGGGCAGGTTCAGGAGCTTGGCATTCTAATAAGGATGCCACTTCTGATTTAACCTGTACAGATGAAAAACATGCTCATCGCTGTAAGATATCTATCGAATGTAAAAATTACAAAGATATCAAATTCGAACATGTACTGCTTGGAAACAAAACTTGTGATATCCTAAGATTTTGGGAACAAGCAAGTAAGGATGCTAAAAGGGCAAATAAACTCCCTATATTATGTATGAGGTATAACTCTATGCCTGCAAATGAATTTTTCTTTGTAGTAGAAGGGGGACCTGGTACTCTGGGAGATTTTATATGGGTACAATCTAAAAAACCCAGTATGTCAATCAGTACTTCAGTTAATCTTTATGTATTTCTTGCAAGTGATATTCTGGAGAATGTTAATTATAAGCAAGTACATAAGCAAGCTAAGTTAATCATTAAAAAGAAATAATATGAAACGTATCCCTTATTCTTATTGTATTTTCTACATAGAACGAAAGTATTATCAGAACATTAATAAAGAACTTAAAGAAAAGGGATATAAAAAAGTACGTGCCATTATCCCTACGATAAACGTTTTAAAGAAAACCGCAAAGGGTAAGATGATATTCGAAGAAGTACCTATCTTATTCAATTATGGTTTTATCAAGATGCCTACAGAGTTAGCGTACTCTAGACCTTTTCTAAACAAACTGAAGAGAAGTATATCAGGTATAAGAACTTGGTTAAAGTCTACAGAGACTCTTCATGAAAGAAAGAAGAAAGCTAGAATAGATAATTCTGAAGACTTTGATGATTTCTCATTGGTAGCTACATGTACCAGAAAGGATGTTAAAAGGTTTAAGAGGATGGCAAAAGAAGGAAAGAAATATTCTGTAGACGATTTGATGAATGTTAAGATAGGCGATTACTTAGTACTCAAAGGTTATCCTTACGAAGGAATAGATGCTACGGTATTAGGTATAGACCACATAAATAAAATGGTACAACTTCTTTTATATCCGGAAATGGGTAAAATGGAAATATGGTTACCCTTTGATAACGTAATCTATAGCGTGTACCAGAATTATGACCCAGATAAGTTATATGCTAACTCCCAAGATTATGACCCAAATGAGATAACAAGTGAATCAATAGATAGAATAATGGATTTTAGGAGGAATTAATATGAACGATGCTCAGAAGAAAGCTTGGGACTGCTTAAACGAAATAGAGAGGCAGTCTTTATTCCTTCAGTTATCAGAAAGCAAATCCTCATGGGAAGCTGGTGAAATTTTAAAGTTGTCACATTACAAGTATTTAGAAATCAGAGAAAGGTCAGAAAAGTTCTTCAGATTATTCTCTGATTTTTTCGAGTTACACACTTCTATTTTTCGACCTGACTGCCCTTGCGAACGAAGCTTTTGTGATTTTATTGAAGGATGTATTGAAAAGAGATTAACAAGGAAAGAAGCTAGTCTATATACTGGAGACTCTTCTAACTTACTCTCAAAGATAAGCAATAGTAATATCGAAAGAAATATGAAAAGACTCAAAGAATCAGAAGACCCCTGGGACTTAGATTCAATGAGGTTAATTCTAGAGTTCGATAGGTGGAATAACTTTAGGATTCTACCAAGAATGCTACAACAGCCTTCTGCATTTAAAAGGCGGTTGAATAAGAAGGACAAGATATACATTAAATACCTTTTAAACCGAGTACCAGAATGGATGCACACAAAACTGAAAGAAAGGTTTAGATATAAAGTAAAACCCGGAAAAAAGAAATACTGGGTATGCTTAATATCAGAAGAATTATATACAGATGGATATTTGCTAATGCCAGTAAGACCCTTAGATGAGGTAGTTAGTGAATTTAGTAGATTCTATATGTATGTATTCGAAAAGAAAGACGATGCAGATACATTTGGCTTCATGGTATCCAAGTTTATGATTAAAACAGTTGATGTAAAATTGGGACAACGCTTCTGGCCTGAGTACAGATGCTGCGTGGAAAAAGCAGTAAACTATAATCAAGTGAATAATATAGAATTCAGTATTAAGAAACTTGATATGGCCTTCAATGCTAATAAGGTTAAAAAGAAAAGGAAGAAAAAGCCTAAATCAACGGCTGCTGAACGCATATCAGATACCTCAGCTTTTTATAAAAATAAGTAGAAATATTTCTTTATATAAATAAAAAGTATTATATTTGCAACAAATTAAAATAAAAGATATGAGAAAGAACAAAAAGAATAAACCAGCACCCTCAAAAGAAAAAGCCAGTTTCCTTGGTTCAGCCGGGAGGAATATGACTTACAGGGATTTAAAAAGAAAAGCCATAGTATTGGGTATGCCTTTCCCTGATGCTTGTGCTGCTGGAGTTTTCGATTTAATTGGTTATATCGAAAGGTCAACTAATAAACCAGACAAATCATTGATTGACCAATATGATGATTGGATGGATAAACAATTAGAGAATATAGGTTATTCAAAAGATGACCCTCTAAGGAATTCAAAATTAAGGCTTGGGTTTCTTGGAGAAGAAGGAGAAGATGGGCAAAGGAAATCCAAAAGGGTTCCAGGAATAAAAAAGCCAAGGGAAAAGAAACCACCAAGAGAAAGGGATGAATTCAATCTCATCAAGGGAACTAAGAAATCCTATGTATGGTCATTGGTTGCAAAGGGTTATGATTTAGAAAGAGTAACTAGAAGGATGAAAAAGAAGTTCCCAGATGCAAATGATAAATCGATAACACTTTGGTTTAGAACTGCAAGGAGGACTATGAGTAATGGTAAAGCTAAAGGAAAGTAGTAGGGAACCAATCCGAAAAGATAGATATTATATATGGACATGGAGACCAGATACCACCAACAAACGTATTACCGAAAAAAGTTTATATCGGAAACACTTAACCGGTATACCTTATTTCACAAGGTATCAAATAAAAAAGACTTTGGTTTATATGTACGGAGTAGATGTTCTTCAATATATTCATATCATATCAGGCAGGAAATTACTTAGGCAAGGGATAAGAATACTTCAAGATATGAATGGTCTAAGACATAAATCTGGTTCTACTAAATTCTGGTATAAAGGGAGATTAGTAAAAGCCAGGAAGTTTATTATCCCGGATGAATATAAAATTGATAAACACAGAAGACGAAGGTTCATGGTTCAAATGCACCGGGTCTTTAAATCAAAAGGAAAGAAGGTATTCAATGAAAGGTACTCACAAAAATTGTATGGACAACGGGAAGGCATATCTTCCAAGTATATCCGGAAGAAGAGAATACAAATCCATTCTGCTATCTTACAGGATTTACAACAGGCTGAGTCAAGAGGAAAAGCATAAATATAATATTTTTTCTTTGCAATATCCACCATTGGTATGTTCCTTGGCCTTGTACCTAAGAAAGAAATTAGATATCCCGATACAGAAAGTACTATTTATCAAAGCACAAAGGGATATGCTTGATATCTTTTATAATGAATCTTTAAATCATTTGGGATGGCAACCAAAAGAAAGGTTCTTAGTAAAAGCTTTAAGATTTCAGGGATTCATTCCTGTAAGCAAATATAGGATGAGAAGTAAATATGCCTACATTATGACAAACAGGATGCTAGAAAATGAATATTGGGTATTTCCCATGAGATTAGCTGATAACTATAAATCAATGCAAAATCCAAAATACAAATTCTATACCGAAGTATTTGGTAGGGTTGGTATTCCTGGAATAATTAAAATTAAATACAGCAATGGAAACTAAAAACCCAGTACCGGAAGTAAAGGTACATAAACAATTAAATCCGTTCATGGGTAAATCTTTTAAGGTTAATACCTATAATGACCAAGATGAAGTTATCGATACAGAAGATGTAAAGATAGAATCTCAAGAAGAACTAAAGACCGTAATTGATGAGGTAAAACAATATAATATTGCATTTGCTTATCTTACGGGAAGCGAAAGAAAATACAAGAAACTTATAACAGAGTGATATAACTATTGATTATTAACATTTAAACATTTACGAAAATGGCTAAGAAAAAAGAAACCAAAAAGGTAGAGTTAAAGGAAGTATCTCGCAAAGAGATTAATGGTGCAATCATCATTACTTACGAGGATGGCTCAGTAAAAATTATCCCAGCTCCTATTATGTTGTCTGCCGAAGAAGCAAAAGACTTCTTTGCTTCAGAAGAGGAAGATGATGACGACGAAGACGAGGAAGAAGAAGAAGAGGACGATGACGAAGATTCCGATGAGGATGACGACGATGAGGACTCTGATGATGAAGAAGATGAAGATGACGAGGATGATGAAGACTCGGACGACGATGAAGATGAGGACGAAGAGGAAGAAGAATTGACCGGTGAAGCTCTTGCCGAAATGGACTTCGAAGAACTGGAAGATGTTTGCGATGACAAAGACCTCGAAACAGACCCGGACGATTACGAAGAAGATGATATCGAAAAACTTCGCAAAGCAATTGCCAAAGAATTGGGTCTCAAACTCCCGGCAAAGAAAGAAGCCAAAGGTAAAGGCAAAAAAGGAAAGAAGTAATTCATTTTCCGGCTATGAAGGTTGGGCTAAAGCAATAGCCCACCTTTATCATAAGAAATAACTATTGTTCTATTAAATAAAACTAAAACTTAAAAGATTATGGCAACTAAGAAAAAAGAAGACACCAAGAAGAAAGGTGGCAAAGAAAAAGATGCTGAAAAAGAAGCAAAACGTAAAGCCCGTATGGAAGCTTTGAAAAACCGTCCTGCCGAGCAACGTCCAAACAGCAAGCAGATTGATGTTATCAAAATCAATGATAAATCCGAAGTTCAGAACTACGGTTACGCAGTAAAGAACAAAGAAGGCTATCAGGGAGTGGTAGTAACATCAGTTCTGGTCATCGACGGTAAACCAACTTCTACATCCGTGACATTCGTTCCGGGCAATCTAACCGTAAAATCCAAAAAAGGACACGGTATTATCTGTAACCCGAAAGCTAAAAAGGCTAAGGGCGAAGAAGAGGAAGCCGGAGACGAAGATTAAACTTCTATCCCTTACTTATTAGCGAGAACATCGCTAATGGTTTGCATAGTTTATTAGTATTTCAAAAATTATGTTGGGAGCCTATTGCCTGAGAAGGTAGTAGGCTTTATTTATTTTATAGGTTATGGAAGACAAAAGAGAAATCAGAAAGAATATAACTATTCTTGCATTAGATAATCTTATTCAGAATTATACTAATGCACTAGAAGATAAAGATATGGACCCTCCCTTATCGAATGAAGAAAGGGAACTCTCTGAATTAATTATTAAAGAAGCCAAAGAAATGCTAACCGAAATGGCAATCGAAAATAAACCAATACCAAGACCATCATGGAAGAAATGAATTTAAGAACCATCATACAGGGTATTCAAGCCGTATTAAAAGATATGGAATATACTCGGTATATGATTAAGGTTACTCCTCCTCATAAGAGAGGTAAATATCAAACCCATGTTATTCACCTTCAATATCTTAAACGTAGGCTTAAGGATTTTAAGGGTAGGCTAGATAAAAAACTAAAAGGTACTATCAGTACTGTAAAGTTTAAATATGTTAATTATTCAGATGGACGAGAAATGGTTGCAGAACAAACTTTTGTCAATCTTACTGAGCAAGAGATAAAGGATGCCTTAGAACTTGGAGCCATTCTTGAAAATGCAAGTATAGAAATCCTAGAAATTAAGGAAATCCCTACTTCGATTAGGATATTATAACTATGGATAATTACTAAGGAAATTTCAATCCACTTAAAAATTTTAGAAACATGAAGAAAGACAAGAAGAAAGACAAACCGGCTAATAAGACTCCGGAACTTTCAAAGGCTAAAAAGGCATTGGATGCTTATCTCAAAGAGAACAACTTGGACCCTCAAAAGGATTGGTCAAAAGACAAGAAACATGGTAAAAAGGTTACTGAACTCTTGAATAAGCTCAACAAGGAAAGAGACAAAGTCGCTGCCCAGTATCCTGAAAAGGATTTAAAGAACGAAGCCAAATTGGTAAAAATGAAAAAAGCCAAAGAAGATGAAAAGGCTTCAAAGAAAAAAGAGAAAAAAGAAAAGAAGGAATCTGCTGGCCGAGTTACCAAATACGATTATCCTCTCATCGACGGCAGAGAAATGACTTCCGATGAAAAGAAAAAATATCGTATGGAACAAAGAAAACTTGCTGCCGGTAAAGCTCCGAAAGAAGAAAAACCCAAGAAGGAAAAGAAAGAAAAGGCAGAAGCTACTGAAAAGGCTGCTCCTGCAAAGAAGGACAAAAAGGCCAAAGATAAAAAGAAAAAGAAGGCCAAAAAAGAAGAAGATTAATCTCATATCTTATTAAGTATTCGTTAATGATGTAAAGGCCTGGCAAATCACTTTTGTTCAGGCCTTTCTTTTTAATACTAAGACTTTATGGAAGAAAAAACATATAAACCCAAACTGCGTATCACTACACTTGAAGATAATGGTTCCTATATTCAAGATAGATTGGTAGATGCGTATACAGAAATGAATTCAGGGCCAAAAGTACAACATAAGGGACCAATAAGAATAGAGGTAACTCTTACAAATAAACAAGATGTCGAGAACTTTAAGAATTACTTAGATAAGCTTGTAGGTAACTTACCAATCAAAGAACCCTCAGTGGGAAGAGGAAGACCCTCTACTGGTAGTAAACAACTTACTGAATCACCTCGGGAAGATATTCTGGCAGATGTAGAGAAAATGGTTGAAGAAGGTAAGAGCCAACAAGAGATTATTAAGTATTTAAGGGAATTGGGATTTGTCTTTATTCTTACAGAGGACTTTCTTTTTCATTTCCCAGGATTCGAATTCAACAGTAAGGATGTGGGAGAAGCCACTGACAACAAGCAATATCCTAACTCATACTCCTGGATGGCAAGATGTATCAAACGAGCCAAAGACCCCAAGGCAGATAAATTCGACCCAATGGTCATCTTCGGCTTTAGTATCCTTGGTGGACCATCGAAGAAAATTGTTCCGTACCTTTATAAAGAAAGGAAGAAACCATTAAGGGCCTCTGTTGGTAAGAAAACCATATCCTTCTCTCAAGCAGAGTTCACAAAGTTCCCCAAGTTTATGCTCGAGGAAGAACGATTAAAGTTCTCTGCAGAACAACGACAATTACTTCTCAACTCCGAGAAAAAGCCTTCAAAGTTCTTCATGAGATGGTACAAAGATGTAATATTCCCTGATTCAATCAAACAGAAAATCGAAGAAGCTATCTCTAGATAGACAACCTCTACCTCAGTATTTAATAAAAGAGTATTATTTATTAAAATAAAATTCTTATATTTGTATAACGAAAATAAATATTAAAATGGATGCAGAAACCAAAGAGGTAGTAAAGAACATTGCTCAGATTCAAATCGAGGCATTGACTAATATCAAAAACAATATCACTACAACCGAACCTGATTTACTCAGGAAGTTGTTACAGATAAACGATGAAGAGATGCTTGATTCAGTCAATCATCATATTCAGATTTACGAAGAGATATACGAAATGCCTCAATTGATAAAGACTCTGAACGAATATCAATTATATATCTGTTCTCATATCCTATTCAAAATGGAAGACGAATGGATACATGATTTATCCCAAGGAGTTTACGGAGCATGGGAACTATTACACAGAGAAACCAATAAATTTCATCCTGAACTCACATTAATAATTTAATTTAATATGGACAAGAACGAATACTTAGAATCAGTTGAATTGAACACTGGAGTTGAAATGATTCCTTGCGAATCCTCAAACGTTGAAGGCTACGGATACGACTCCAAAAACAAACAACTTTGGATTGCTTTTAAAGGCAACAAAGTTTACCGTTATGATGGTGTACCTAAAGAAATCTGCAATGAATTACACCTAGCAGAGTCCAAAGGTAAATACGTTTCTTCTAATATCAGAAACAAGTTTAAAACCACGGGCTATGAACTCAGGTCTTAAGAAATTACCTATCATAGGGTTAGCAGGATTTATACTAATTGGATTGGCTATAGGTTCAAAACCTACATCCGATGCAAGCAGGATAAGTCCTGCTCCGTCGTTTAAAAAGAACGATGTACCAGAAACTAAATACAGTTTCTCATTTGCAGATAAGCCTAAGTCATTAATGGATTCAATTCAGGAAATGGCAAACAAACTCGGAAAAAGAATATACGAATATCAGGTAGAAATAGAAATCATTCCAGAGAATCAAATCTACCAGATAAGTAATTCTGGATATCAACAATACGAAGTTACTAGAAAAGGAGTGGGATACTCCCATACATGGGTTAAATTTTATACTGATAAGAAGTTAACTTATCAAGATGCTATTAAGTTTGCAGAGAAATATCCAGAAAAATGTATACCTTTTGTACCTGCTCCCAAGGCTAAATCAGAACTCGATTATTATAACGAAAACCTGGACGAATATTTATCAGACCCAGAAAACGAGATAGATTATGCTCCAGAGATCTTCGACTTCTTAGCCGATTAACCTCAGCTATTTAAAAATATTCTTTTTATTTTATTGCTATATAAAATATTATTCTTATATTTGCAATGTGATAAGAAATTAATTCATTTATAAACATTTTTAATATAGACGTTATGAAAAAGAATGAAAACAAGGTTGCTAACCTTATCGGTAACAAAGTTGCTCAACAATTAGAAGGAATTAAGGATGCTACATCCAAGTCTAAAACTACTAAGGCCCAGGGAACTAAAAAGACTAAGGCTCAATTGGTAGAAGAATCCCAGGAAGCTGCCAAGAAATTTGCAGGTGCCAAATTGGTTCAGGTTACTCCGGAAGAACCCAAACCAACAAAGAAAACCTCTAAAAAAGCAGAGGTAGTAAAAGATGTTGAAAAACAACAGAAACCCTCCATCATCGAAAAGGTAATCTCCAACCGGGAAGTAAAATATGTATACCCAGAGGATATAACCGATACACTGGCCCGGAAGAAATGGAGACAACAAACTCGTAATGAACTTCACAGACTTGAACGGGAAATGTTCCGTATCAAGGACCAAAACTCCAAAGAATACAAGAAAGCTGCCAAGGCATATGAGGACTTCAGGAATAAAGTCCTTAAGCCAGAACAAGTTGCTTGATTTTACCTCTCAGGGAAGGTACCCAATATCAGAGTACCTTCCTCATTGTATTAACCTTCTAAAGGTATAAAAATGGATTACACTATATTCTCCGCAAAGGAGATGTTAAAGCAAGACAAAGAGTTGGTGGAGTTGCATAAGAGATGCGTTAAAACCTACTTAGTTCAACGTTCACTTAAACATAGGAAGATTAAGAAGTTCTTTATTGTATACGACTGGTATATTAACACCAGTAATATAAGAAACTTCTTTTTCAGGCCTGTACCTATATTTGTGCAGGCATTACTCTTGGGACAATTAGACGAAATATCAGATTATGTAAATAAAGACGGTTATGGTAAGAAACATAAGAAAAGAAGAAATAGAAAAGGTTGAGGTAACTTATATCAAAGGTAAGTATGCCTATAAAACCCAATACAATGTAATTAGTGGGAAGAAGCATGAGATACTTTATGCAGGACCAGTTAATGCTTTGCAACCTGCACTAGAGAATATTCTGATGCTGGTTAGAAATCCAACCAGAAGAATCTGTACAGATTCTAGAAAGACACTAAGGAAACTTGAGGAAAAGGCAACTAACCTAAATAACTTCAAGGACCAAGGTATAACCCATATAATAATCTACATATGTTCACGAATATAGTCAAAGACCTATACATAGGTAAATCGAAACTAAATATCCGATTTCAGAATCAAATCATAGAGCCTGAAACCATAGTAGATAGTTTGGGTGTACCTTATCCTAAATTAAAGGAATATCCTACCTTTCCGGACTATGTAGTAATAGGTAACTTTGATGGCAAGGATATTTTTAACATTCAAGTGGGAGAAAACCCTCACATGTTATTAATCACAGGAATCCCCAAAGGTGCCAAGACTTTAGATTGGTACAGGGTAAAGGAAGCAATCTGGTCCTCCTATTATGAGGATAATTACCGAGGATATTTATTTCAGGTCCAGGATGCAACCAAGAAAGTAACACTAAAGGCTTATCCTTTAGAAACAATTAAAGAGTAAATATATGGAAGCAATAGATTACGTAAAGTTATTTAAACTCGACCAAGAGAATTACGACTTCAAAAGGGAAGAGTTTATTTCCGAATTGGGTAAAGAGTTTCTAGATTATTGCCAAACTACTACCATTGGCATTAACCCTAAGACTCATAAGTTATATTATTATCGGTTCAAGGAAATCATTAAGAATTTCGAAAGTAAATTCTGGGCAATATCCAAGCTTAAAGTAGGTGAAGGATTTACACAGAACCTATGGAATGCTTTCTTTGCTACTCAGGTAGTACCTTTAAGAGCAAAGATGTTCCCAGATATCCAACAGTTCATTGAAAAAAGGAAGAAGGAATACCTCAATGAACAAGACAAAAAACAATCTACCTATAAAAAGGGAAGTCATGGCAAAGGAAATCCTAGACCTTCACGGCAATAAATTTATTGCCAAGGATTGGAAACTTTGCCTTAGTATTCCGATAGGCAAATGTGATAAATTAATTTTCACCAGGGATTATGTCTCTGGTGATTCTTTTAATTTGGCAGTGAAAAAGAAAACCTATAAGGCATATTTCTATAACCTTAGTATTAATTGCTATGTATGTTATAAGTTAGAGCTAGTAGGATATGATGAATCTAAAGATATAAGAAAGGCTTATTTATATGGCAAAAGAAGATAAGATAACAAGATTCCCTCGTCCTATGGGTACTACTGCAATGGCTTTAGAATACCAGAAGACACATGAAGAGGAAGCATTGATTAAGGTACAGAATTACCTTATTAATCAGTGGCTAATGGGTAATGGTGTTTTGTGTGGAGTAACCTATGATATCAATTCATTCTCTAATAGATTAGGGATTGATATAGAATATGTACGAGTATTCATGAGAGACAGATTATTGTCTTCTAGAATATGGGATAAAGATAAACAGGAAGAATTACTTAACGCGTTATTGGGAGAACAACTAGCATGGGCATTAGAGGATAGAATGGAGATATCTCACCAGTTGCAAATCTTAAGAGATTCCCAAGGAGGTAAATATACTCCTTTCATTTCGTCCGAGGTTAATAAGACATTGAAGCTTAAGTTGGAATCTTCTACATCATTACAATCAATCATTCGTAATCTTACTGGAGGCAATACAACTAATATCTTCAATCAGTTCAATCAACAGAATAATCTCAATGCTGAGAATACTATCTCGATAGAGGAAGCAAGAACTATCGTATTAGAATCTCAAAAGGTACTTACTAAAACTGAAGAAGCAAAACTCTTAGAGGACAAATACGATATCAATTCATTGCCTGAAGTAGTTGCAACTAAGCAAGAGGGAGTAGATACGTCCAAGGAGGGCCTTAATCTTAATAAGAAAGAACTCAATCAAATCACAGATAACTATAAGGCTGCTATGGAAATATCCTCTAAAGAACACCATGAATTGCGTAGGGAGATTGAAATGAGGATTGATACCGATTCTTATGACCCAGAGATGGATAGGTACTTAGAGGATGATGAAATACTAGAAGCAGAAGAAGATACATCCCTTGCTGCATCATTCCTAAACAAAAGAAAATAACTTAGAGGCTACCTATTAATGGTGGCCTCAGTTGTGTATATACGGATTTGCATATTAAATTTAAAAGTATTATATTTGCATATCAATTTTAAAAATAGACAAATATATGGAAACATTAGACCCCGAATGTAAAAAGACCAAGATTAAGAACATCAATCAAGGTACTTACTTTAAACTTAAACCCACTACTACTGCACCAGTATGGGTAAGAGGAGAATATGAACGCTCATTAGGCAAATATTCTTGCTTTAAATTCGATGATACCAACCATGAGAAATTCATGAAAGGTTCTCAGGACGTATATATTAACTTTACATTTTAACACATGTTCAACTTATTCAGAAAGAAAAAGAAAATCAGAGTAATCAAAAGCCGCAGACTTATTACTCTACAAAAGTTAGAAGGTATGGAAGATACCTTTAACATTGCCATGCACTTTGAGTTAGAAGATTTTCATTCAAGAGTTCAAACGATACTCAATGAACTTCATATATATGATGACCGGGTATACGTTAATGCGTACAAAGAATACCAAGACCATTACAAGGTATATGATAGAGTACCAGACTTATTGCTCTATAAAATACCAGTATTATTTGCTAATTCATACCCGGGAATTGAGGCACAGACAGATAAAGACTTTGCTTACCAATTCTACATTCCAGATATGTCTTACTATGAGGCTCTACCAAAAGAGTTTAGATTGAATGAGGAGATTGAGAATAATTTCAGAACAATGTATTCAAAGGTATACCCTTATTTACCCGATAGCAAGGTATCAGTAAATGAATACATAGATATCATCCGGTTTAATTATTGCAAGAACTGGGATGTACTCTGGAATAATCCCCAATCAATCAGAAACTACTTCGATGAATGTATGGATATCATTATGTCATTTGCAGATGAAGATTGCTTGGTAATAGTAAGTAATATCCTTGAAAGATGTGCTGAAGAACTCAAAGAGAAATTACGAACCCTTAAAAATAACAAAGATGAACAAATTTAGATTCAAGGTATCTACCATGTTAGAACAGGTAGAAGACGATTACATTAAATTCGTGGGAGATAACTATGGTGTAAACCGGGATGAGTTTCTTAAAGACTTCAGAGACAAACTTAATCTCGAAAGTCATCATGTATCTACAGTACATGCCGAATTAATTGAATATGAACCAAATCGTATCATTATTCAGACCTCTAAGTATAACACCATTGCTAAAGAATACAAAGACCACTATCTTTGGGTATTTACTAACAAGGGAGACAGAAAGTACGACTGGGACTTAAACAGATTCCGGGCTCTACCTCAGTAATTATTAAATAGTTTATTAATTCTTTTGCAGATATAAGAATAATATTTATATTTGTATCGAATTAATAAACTATTAAAATTTTATAACCATGCAAACCAAGTATTACTTATCATTCGAACAGATTGGAGTCATTAGACGTATTCCACTTAAAGAACAGGACCCTGATATGCAGGGGATCTTAGATGCTTTCACTAAGGCTTTCAGAATAGCCAACGAAATGGGGGACGATGATAAAGTCACTTCAGTAGACTTAATCAATTCTCTTCAACACTGTGATACTATCTACATCGATACAGTAGAAATCTACGAAGATGGATTCGAAATGATTGAACAACGAATTCCTCTCGGAGATGCCGGCAAATGCGTAAGGACTCTTATACAGATTATCAATTACGAGGAGGCTTTTGACATATCTGCTGACAACCTGGCTCGAGAACTAAGAACCAGTATGAAATTTCATTGGAGACAACTCAACCCAGGTAGCTCTGTACCCGACCAGGCTTTCATAGAACAATTCACCAAAGAAGTTATTAACCGTCTAAAACAACTTGAAGGATGTTAAAAATCGTATTTACCTCAGAAGACAATGAAAACTCTATATTCGGCATAGAGGAATTCCCTATCTCAGCAGAACATGCCTCACAATTAATGCGAGGCGACATGTGCATGGAGAGATTCCTGAACGATAATCTAAATGCTCCGGATGACTTATCTAAACTCAAAGGCTTACTATTAGAAGGGGATACCCTAGACCACGTTACAGTTGCTATCAAGTTTGAACCAGAGTCAGATGTTAAGGAAGACATCAAAAAACATCTGGAAAGTGAATTATGGGAATCCATTTATGAAACTCTGCTTGGTTCAAAAGATTCCATAACCAAGGAAACCCTGGAGATGCTTCATGCTAACCTCGATGCTTTTTACAAACAAGAAGTTACCAAAGAGGTAAAACCTTACCCTAAAAAGAATACCCAGTATCCTCGGTAATAATCCATAACAAGTCTAAAGGCAGTCTAACCCACTGCCTTTTCTTGTATGTAGAACCTCAGCTATTATAAAATAAAAGTAAGAATATAGTAATAATTAAAATAAAATGCTTATATTTGTAGTGTAATAATTAAACAATAAAAATATGAAAACAACAACATCCAAATCCTCTATCCAGAACCTGGAAGAGGTACTTCAAAGGTTTATCAACAACAAAAACACTTTCTCTCTTACAGAAGAGGAAAAGGAAAACCTAAAGGACAATCTATTCGAATTGCTAAGTAAGTTATATGATAACTACAGACTTCACTGCATCGATATAAACCAACTTTGGGTATACGAAACTTGCTATTATACTTTCACATTCGAAAGTATTCTCTCAGTAGACAGACAAAGAGAAAACATCATTGCTACTGGTTGTGTACAATTTATGCAGAACTTTACCGATGGCGATGGACAATTTATCTCATTCACCAAGCTGGATAGAAACTCTTGGATTTATCAATTTAACTTTAAAATATCATGAACGAACAAGAATTAAAATCTCTGGCCTTACAATTACATAGGGCACAGATACAAGAATATCCCTGGGTCTCAGCAGACCCAGAGGATGCTGAATCCTACATTAGGACTTATGGAGATACTAACGTACACCTGTACTACGATTATTTACTTGCTAACAACATAGGAGAAGTAGTAGAATGAAACTTAGAGCTATATTAGAAACAGAAACCATGGACCCCGACTTTAAGGAACCATTCTTAAATGGGATGCCATTTGACATTACCGAGTCAACCTTTGATAGAATTGTACGCTATGCTTCTGGATGTACAGATGTTCAACAACCAGATGTAATTGCCATGGTTATTCAACATTCTTTGGATAACCGTAAAGAGTTATCAGAATTACTTGACAGATGTAATCATACTACACAAATGAGAGTACTTATTCCAGTACCAATTTCGGCTATTACCTTTGTTAAAAAATACCAAGATACCCTTAGAGGAGTCTTAAAAGAGAAAATAAAGGGAACCATAGATGGCCTACCAAAAGAATATCGGGTAGAACTTCTTCATGAACTATCAAATGAAATCCTTGATGAGGATTCTCTTAATGACGATTAACCAGTTGTTTTCATATCTACCCAAGAGGCAGGACTCTAATTCATACAGAGCCTGCCTCTACCTCAGTTATATTTGCATATATTATTTATTATTCTTATATTTGTAGTGAGAAATAAAATATATTATTCATTTTAAAATAGACAACAACATGGTTAATCTTTACAAACTCACCAACTTACTTGAATCTGGGATGACCATATTCCAGCTCAATCAATGGAAAAACGAAGGTATCTGGTATCCAATTACCCAATACAAAAAGGAATCAAACGAAATTGAGGTAGTCACCAACGTATTTACTCCTCTATCCGAGGAAAATCCAAGATTCCATATTCAACTATCAGCTAACTATGATACAGAAAAAGCCGAATGGAATCAATTTCTAGAGGATAACCAATGGAAACTTTATCCATTGCTCAGGAATATACTTAATGTATTCTTACCACCACATGAACCCGGGTACCGTATCTTATATACATTATACCCTGAAGGTTTCTTATCAGTAATTGCCGAACCATTAAAATCAGAGGAGGCCTAACTATGTCACAATCAAAAACTTATCTTAAATTTAAAGAGACACGTTCCCAAGAGGACCTTGAAACTCTTAACTCATATCTCAAACGTTTATCAGAAATATCCGATATACTCAATGGAGACGAGGACTTGGATAATGAAACCGAAAACAAACTATATGACGAGGATGAGGACCTTACAGATAAAACAGTCCGGCTAATATTCGGAGACGTATTTTTCGTATTTGCCGGGGAATATAACCTTGACGGGTACGATTCCTGGGAGGATACTATCGAGGACCTAATCGAGGACTTATGTACAACCTATCAAGAATTACATGAAGCCTAATATTATACTTATCTTAGTCATGGGAGGAATTATCCTAATAATGGGTGCATCCTCCCATCCTACTAGTAAAGAACCTTTAACTTATGAGAATACTCATTGCTTAATATTAATAATATGCTAGAACAGTCTAAATTCTTAGTATCCTTCGATTGTCAAAACGAAAAATTCTGTGAGGAACTTATAATCACTTACAGAACTGAAGAACTAAGGCCATATCTAATATTCCCAAGGGTAAAACTAAATCCCAACCATCTTCATGTATATCATACCAAAAGGATAATCTCAGAACTTATAGGTATGCCATACTCTTCCATCGAAATAGTTGACCTTATAAGGCTCCAGTAAGTAATTGGGGTTATTGCATATTTAAAATATTATTCTTATATTTGCATAAACATTTAAAAATAGACGTTATGAATGAAGAAAGTAAATTAATCGAATTATTTAAAAAATACCCCGGAATTGCTGCACGCATACGGAGGTCATTTGCTTATCACTACGACCAAATCCAACGGGAAATCGAATCCGAGGTTGCTACCATTAACAAGGACGATGCTGCAACCATTATCGATTATACTACCGAATACATGGAGGAATCCATGGGTTGGCCTGACCCAGATAACCAAACCAACTTTAACAATCAACTCGCTTAATATTAACCAGGAGGGCTCACTACCCTCCACAAACTTATAACATTATGACAACATTAAATTCAACATCAATCCTTGCATCAATCATTGCACAAAATCCATTTCACATTATCTCTATCCAAGGCCAAATGCCTATGTCACATGCTCAAAATACATATGACTTCGAAATTGCCGAGGATGACCCACATTACGATGACATGGTAAACTACTCTGCCGACATGCTCTGGGTATATACCTATGCCGATAAGGAATCCCTGGAACTCGACCTAATGGAAATCCTC